AAGGCTGGACAAACAGGCTGTTCAAAGTCGCTTTCCGCTGTAATGCTTTCGGCTGATCTTATCAAAGGATTTGTCGGATCTGTTCTAGCTTCTCGATTTGATGAATCTACCCCCTCCCCAGAGTTTCACAATGATCTCTGGGAGCTGGCTTGTTCAGAACATAAGTATGTAGCTATAGCCGCCCCACGGGGCCATGCGAAGAGCACAGCAGGCACTCTAGCATATGGATTGTGTGCAATGCTGTTCAGGGAACATAAGTTCCTTGTGATTGTTTCTGATACTGAGTCTCAAGCTTCAATGTTCTTAAATGCGATTAAGACAGAGCTAGCAGAGAATGAAGCAATAGGTGAATTGTTCAATCTGACTAAGAATGACAAAGGTCAGGTTGTGTTTGACAAAGATGCTGAAACTGACGTTATCGTTTCTTTCACTGACGGGCACAAGTTCAGGATTGTAGCCAAAGGGGCTGAACAAAAGCTACGAGGCTTACTTTGGGATGGAACCCGCCCTGACTTGATGATTCTCGACGATCTGGAAAACGATGAACTCGTTATGAACAAAGAGCGTCGTGCAAAACTGAGGAGATGGTTCTTTGCAGCATTGGTACCCGCTCTTTCCCCTAGAGGCAAGCTTAGATATTGGGGCACTGTTCTGCATATGGATTCTCTACTGGAATCCTTTATGCCAAGAGACTATGCTAAAGACACTGTACACGACGGGCTTAAAACATATTCTATCCGGCCCCGTCTCATGTGGAAAGCAGTAAAATACAAAGCCCATAATAAAGACTTTTCCGAGATTCTCTGGAAAGAGCGTTATGACAGAGCTTTCTTTATTGAGAGGATGGAAGAGTTCTCAAGACAAGGCATTCCGGACGTATATTCTCAGGAATACCTGAACATCCCAATTGATGAGTCTGTTGCCTTCTTCAAAAGAACTGATCTGCTGGAAATGGGAGCAGAGGATAAAAAGAAGAAGATGACGTATTACATCACAGCCGACTTGGCTATTTCTGAGGCAGAAGCAGCGGACTATTCTGTGTTTGTTGTAGGCGGGATGGACGAAACCAGAACTCTCCACATCTTGAATGTAATCAGAGACAGACTTGATGGTAGAGAGCTTGTAGACACGATTCTTTCTCTTCAGCGTGTCTATCAACCAGCCGCGATTGGAATTGAGGAGATGCAGGTTTCCAAAGCAATTGGCCCCTTCCTTAGAGAAGAGATGATTGCTCAAAACACTTTTCCTCAGATCATACCCATGAAACACATGGGTAAGGATAAACAAACCAGAGCCAGATCTATCCAGGCCAGAACCAGAGCCAAGACTGTCAAAATAGACAAAAATGCAGATTGGTTTCCTAATTTTGAGGATGAGGTATTAAAATTTCCAAGGGCAAAGCACGACGATCAGGTAGATGCTTTTGCTTATATGGGTCTTCTTCTTGATAAAATGATAGAAGCTCCCACCGAACAGGAAGAAGAGGACGAGGAATATGCCCACGAGTTACGAACAACAGGTTTCGGACTTACAGGACGCAGCAGAACTACCGGTTATTGAAGACTCACGTCAAGAGTTTGAAGGTTTAAATCTTGTTGAAAAGATCGAAAATCAAAAAGACGGGGAACATAAACTAACAAAAATCGGCCAAGACTGTAAAAAAGGTTTTGAAGTTGACCTCCAATCCCGCAAGCATTGGGAAGAAGACATCGAAGATTGGATGAGCCTTGCTTGTCAGCTTCGTGAACCCAAAAGTTTCCCTTGGCCTGATGCTTCGAACGTAAAATACCCTCTAATTTCTGTTGCAGCAATCCAATTCTCTGCTCGTGCTTATCCTTCTTTTATCCCTCCTGATGGGAAGATCGTCAAAACAATGATCATTGGCCCAGATCCCACAGGCGACAAGTCAAAAAAGGGAGAACGTATTGGAACTTTCATGTCTTGGCAGATTTTAAAAGACATGGGAAGCTGGGAAGAGGATATGGACAAGCTCCTAATGACCATGGCTGTCATGGGATTAATGTTTAAAAAGACGTTCTACGACCCACACGACGAGAAAATCAAATCCTGTATCGTAGATGCACGAGATCTTGTTGTAAATCACTGGGCTCGGAGCCTGGAAACTGCTGAAAGAGTGTCAGAACGCTTTTATTTCTTCCCCAGGGAAGTAAAAGAGCGGATGAGAACTGGATTTTACAAGAAGTGTGATCTCCCTCCTCCATCTTTTCCTGATGCTTCTGATATCCAAGCTTCTGACACAGACTCTGTTCCCTATGAGATTATTGAACAGCATTGTTGGATTCCGTTAAAAGATGATGATTCTCCTCTTTTCCCGGTTATTGTAACGTTTGAACGCTCGACAGGCAAAGTTCTCAGAATCGCCCCGAGATTCGATAAATCCGGCGTAACTCTGGATGCAAACCAAAAGATCAGAAAGATTACCCCACATTCATACTACACAAAGTTCTCGTTCTTTCCTAACCCTGACGGTGGGTTTTATGATGTTGGCTTCGGGCATCTACTCGGACCAATCAACGAATCAGTAAACACTCTTGTCAACCAGATTATCGATGCTGGGACTCTGAATAATATGAATGCTGGTTTTATCGGAAAAGGACTGAGGATCAAAGGGGGAGATTACAGTCTACAGCCTGGGGAATTCAAATGGGTGAATTCTTCTGTAGACGATCTTAAAAAACAGATCATGCTCATGCCAACAAAAGAACCAAGCTCAACCTTGTTTCAGCTCATGGGGGCATTGATCACGTCAGGAAAAGAACTGGCATCTGTGGCAGAAATTTTCGTAGGCAAGATGCCGGGTCAAAATACTCCTGCAACAACCACCATGGCATCTATCGAACAGGGGATGAAGGTTTTTACAGCAGTGTATAAGCGTGTGTATCGATCTCTTGAGCGTGAGTTCAAAAAGATCTTTCAGCTTAATAAAACCTATCTTGACGACAATACTTACGCTTATGTACTTGATGGCCCTGTCAGTGCTGAAGACTTTGATGACAAGTCTTATGACATTTGCCCATCAGCGGATCCCACAGCTACGTCCCAAACAGAGAAACTTCTCAAAGCTCAAGGATTGATGGAACTCCTGCCCCTGGGAACCATTGATCCAGTCAAGGTTACTATGAGGATTCTAGAGGCACAACAACAGCCCAATTGGCAGGAGCTTATCCCCGGCATGGCAGAAACTGGACAACCACAGATTCCCCAACGTCAGGATCCTCAAGTAGCAGCACAGCAACAAGAGTCGATGCTGAAACAGCAGGAAATGCAGCACAAGCAGCAACTGGAAGCACAGAAGATGTCGATGGGGCAGCGTAGCGAAGAGTTCAAGCTTGCTATGGCTGAACAACAAAACCAACAAGAACGCCAACACAAGCAGGCAATGAATCAGCTTGAAATGGAAAAAGCTCGTAGAGAGCTGAATATCGAAACTGCTCGTGGAATGGAGAAACTACGTCAACAGAGGACGCAAAATGACAGGAAGAGAACTGGTTGAAGAGTGGAAAACCCACCCAGTAACCGAATGGCTCATCAGAGAACTTAAAATCAGATCACTGGCGTTGACAGAAATGTTAATGCAAGAGGCGGGAAGAAACCCCGTGGAAGATGCCAGAAACTCTGGCCGAATCCTGGAGATTCAAGACATCCTTAATTTAGACTATGAGGAATTAAATGATTAGACCTTTTGGACATAGAGTAGTTGTCAAACCCGTTGCTATTGAAGATCATGATAACACCTTCAAAAAAGCAAAACAGGCTGGGATTGTTTTCATGGAACAAGACATCCGTGCTGAACAATCGGCTGTTGACAAGGGTTATGTAATTTCAATCGGACCCACTGCATTCAAAGATTTTGGTGGGGATCCTTGGTGTAAAGTCGGAGATCTTGTTGTGTATGCAAGGCACGCAGGAAAACGACTCGTAGACGGAGACACAAATTATCTTGTGCTCAACGATGAAGACCTCGTATGTGGAGTAGAACATGAGTGAAGAATCTCAAGTAACGGAAATTGAACAAAAGGCCCTGGAAATGGGCTGGAAGCCTCAAGAAGAGTTTGATGCTTCCAGTGGTAAAGAGTGGATCCCGGCTGATGAATTTGTACGCCGTAAGCCTCTTTTCGACAAGATTGACTCTATGGGGCGGGAGCTGAAAAACCTGCGACAAGGCATGGAAGCTTTCCGTCAACATCATGAACAAGTCAAACAAACTGAATATCAACGAGCGATGGCTGATCTCAAACGTCAACGACAAGAAGCCATCGAAGAAAAAGATGCTGTCAAAGCTTTTGAAGTGTCTGACAAGATGCGTGAGCTTGAGCAGCAGAACGTCAGTACCCCACAGGTACAGGCAACCAGCGATCTGTTTACAGACTGGCTTGCTGACAATCTATGGTATAAAAAAGATCCTGAACTTCAGGAGTTCGCCGATGCTCTTGGCATCATGTATGCAAAGAAAATGGCACCTGCTGATGTGTTTCAGAAAGTATCCGAAGAAGTTCGGAAGAAGTTCCCAGAGAAATTCAGAAACCCCAATAAAGACAGGGGGAGTGCTGTTGAAACCGCAACTAACAAAAATCGGACTACCAAGTCGGATGATTACCAATTGTCAGACGACGAGCGTAAAATCATGCGCAAGATTGTCTCAACTGGAATCATGACAGAAGCGGACTATATCAAAGAACTCAAACGCACAAAAGGTGATTGACATGACTGAAGAGACTATCAATAAAGCGCCCAAGACGCGCGCAAAACGTATCCCAGTAGGAACACGAAATCGACTAGAAGTCATCGGGAAAAGTCCTGACTATGTATATCGTATTGTAAATGATGTAGACGATAGGGTAGAACGATTCAAAGCCGCAGGCTATGATGTTGTCCCTATCTCGGAATCTCGATTAGCAACACAGCGCGTAGGCCAAGGCACCCCCACAGGATCCATTGCAGAAATGCCTGTAGGTGGCGGTGTACGTGGTGTTCTCATGAAAATCCCCAAAGATTGGTATGAGGAAGACCAAAAGCTTAAAGCCGCTGCTATCGAAGAAACCGAGCGTTCCATCAAGAAACCAAATATTGATGGCTCCTATGGTGATATTAAAGTCTCTTAAGTCCCTTTGCGCCATCAGATTATCGGAGGTCTTAAATGGCTAATGTAAACCGTGTTAACGGATTCCGTCCCGTTAAATATCTGAACGGCGCTCCTTACAACGGTCAGTGCACAATGTACTCAACTTCAACAGGCGATGGTGTTGCTATGTTTGTTGGGGACCTTGTTAAACTGAACGGCACTGCTGACGCTAATGGTGTTCGTGGAGTAGCTCAGGCTGCTGCTAGTGATGCTTGTGTTGGCGTTGTTGTAGGTATCGTTCCTAGCATGACAGCTCTCGATACTCCTCAGTATCGCGCTGCTTCAACTGCTCGTTATGTTCTTGTCGCTGATGATCCCAATATCATCTTTGAAGGGCAGGAAGATGGCGCAACTGATCCTCTAGAAATGGCCGATGTCGGTCTTAACGTCAACTTTGTCGTTGGTGCTGGCTCAACTACAACTGGCGCATCAGGTATGCAGATTGACAGTAATACCGAGGCAGTGGGAGCTACTCTACCCCTCAAACTTATGGAACCTGTCCAGCGTCCCGACAATGAACTTGTCGCTGCCGGACAAGAGTTCACACGCTGGCTGGTTAAAATCAACAACCATCAACTAGGCAGCCACACTGGTACTGCGGGAGTTTAATCATGGCAATCAACACTTCAAGCTTCGCTAAAGCACTATATCCCGGTGTATCAGCATGGTATGGTAAGGCTTACGCCGAATATCCCGAAGAGCATAAACAGCTTTTCGAGCAGATGACTTCTACCCGTAACTGGGAAGAAGATGTTGGTGTCTCAGGTTTTGGTCTTGCTGCGGTTAAAACCGAGGGCGGTCCAATCAACTACGATAACGAGCGCCAAGCCTTCACAACTCGTTACCGCCATGTTGTATACGCCCTAGGGTTCATCGTAACTCGGGAAATGTTTGAGGACGACCTTTATGACGTAGTTGGTCAGCGTAAAGCACAAGCTCTCGCTTTCTCAATTCGCCAGACAAAGGAAGTTCTAGCAGCCAACGTCTACAACCGTGCTACTACCGCAGGCTTTGTAGGTGGTGACGGTGTTACCCTTCTCAATTCTGCTCATCCAAACGTAGCAGGAGGCACTTGGTCAAATATGCTTGCTGTCAACTCAGATATTTCTGAGGCATCACTGGAACAAGCCTGTATCGACATTGCAGCTCTGAAAAATGATCGTGGACTACAGATCGCTCTTCGTCCACAGAAGATCATCATCCCTGCTGCTCTTGAGTTCGAGGTTGCTCGTATCCTCAAGGCCACTGGTCGTACAGGTGTTGATACCAACGACATCAACGCCATCAAGGAAATGAATAAGTTCCCCGGTGGCATGGTTGTCAATCACTATCTGACAGACCCAGATGCTTGGTTTATCCAAACCAATGCTCCTCGCGGAATGATTCACTTCGTTCGCCGTGCCGATTCTTTCGACATGGATAACGATTTTGATACCGAGAACGCCAAGTTCAAGGCTACATTCCGTAGTTCATGGGGTTGGACTGATCCTCGCGCTATCTTTGGCTCACCCGGGGCCTAAACCACAGGGGGAGGTTAATCCCTCCCCCATTTTTTAGGAGAATAATATGGCTGTTAATATGTCATATCCAAAGCCCCGAAGCCTTCTGACTAAGATCTTTGACTTTGCTCGTACAGATAATGCCACTGAAAAGTGTGTACTACCTAAAGGAGCAGTTGTTGTAGATGTCACAGTACATCAGCAAGCAGCAGCAGTAACAGACGCTGGTGCCATCTCTGTTGGCTGGTCAGGAGCTGCCACTGCTCTTCTTAATGCTTTCTCTCTCCCTGTTTCTACGGTGGGACTAGCAAAAGCAGGAGCAGCAGCAGGAGCCTCTATTCTGGGAACACCTTTGGACACAGATAAGATGATTCTATCTACCTACACAGTTGGTTCTTCAACTGCTGGTGGTACTGGAAAGGTTGTTATCTCATACTTCGTACCCGGACCGGGCGAAACTGCAACTTCTTAAGGAAACGGGGCGAAAGCCCCTTTCCTGCTTTAAAGGATTATTATGGGCGCACATCGTTCCGCTGACGCTTCAGCCCCAGCCAGTCATGCAGTCGCTGTAACTAAAAGTGATGCCACTGTATTTCCTGTTACTCGTGCTCTGTATGTAGGCACATCAGGAAACGTCACAGTACGTATGGCTTCTGGCGCTATTGTAGAATTTAAAAATGTCCCTGCTGGGGTTTTCCCTGTTCAGGTAGATCAAGTGAGAGATGCCACAGTCCCTACTGATATTCTGGCTCTTTATTAATTAAAGGATTTAACATGGCAAATGGATTTTATGCAGCCGGGTTGGAAGCTTTTCTAGGAGGCGATGCTGACTGGGATGCTGATACAATTAAACTCGTGTGTATTGACCATGCAGATGACACTCCTAATCTAGCGTCTGACCAAGATCTTGCGGACATTGTGGCTGGTGCTCGTGTAGCAACCTCTGGAGCTTTCACAGGAAAAACCAAGACAGGGGGAGTAGCTGACGCAGCCGATGTCCTTCTTACTAGTGTTGTGGGTGATGTGTTTGAATCAATCACAATTTACATTGACACAACTGTTGAATCCACATCAACTCTTCTTGTAAACATCGACACTGCTTCTGGTCTTCCTTGTACGCCTGATGGTGGAAACATTACAGTTACATGGGATTCAGGAGCTAATCGGATTTTCAAACTATGAAGCGTGGTATCACTGTAAAACAGCACAAAGGCTCTATTGTGCTGGAACTGGATGGAAAGTACATCTGTGATATGCCTTGGGATGTTGCTCAAGATCTAGCTCGTGCTGTTATTTCAGTCTCAAAGCTTGCTGAAGAGCATGAGGATGCTCCACGAATCATTAAGCAAGATGCAATGCTTATTCGTTCAGGTGCTCCTCTCTCACTAACAAACAATAAGAAGATTCGAGAGGCTGCCTATCAAGCGGCTCAATGGGATCGAGATTTAAGACAGATGCCTATCAAAGGTGTCCCAAGTCCCAAAGAAGTAGGAACACCATCACTACATAAGATGGGGAGAATGTGATGAAAGCATTTATGATGACTCTAGCTCAGAACCGTCGTCGAGCGAAGATCGAGGCGCTTACGAGCCGCCTTCGCAAGCTGCGTGAGCAGCGACAGGAGATCAAGGCGCAGATGCTTGCCGCGCAGGGCGAACGCGAGCGACTGATCGCCGACGAGACGCGCGAGCGCGCTCAGTGATCCACCGGCCGCAGTAAATGGCAGTTCGCGCCGCAGCCGGCACCGGCTATCTCATGGCCGTGAGGTAGCGCATGGCAGTTCGTTTCGAGGCATCGTCTTCCGGTGTCGGCTATCTAGGCCGCCCAGCACAAGTCACCGGACAGCCGTTCACACGCATCGCGTCGTTTTATTTCGATAACGACGACGCGTCCAATACGCTATGGAATTTTGATGGAGAGGATCTCAATGAGGAGTGGGAGTACGTGGAAGCCCGCTCCACGAACATACTGCGGATCAATGCGCTTGGCGGAACATCGGATAGTGCATCCGGTGTCTGGACTGATGCTACGTGGCACCGCTTCGCGCTCGTGTATTCGGGCAATACACGCACTGTGTACAGGCTTGACGGCGGCATCGTGCAACTGGTTCAGCGCACGAATGCCGAGCAGTTCGATATCGCCGACGAATCGCTGCTCGGGTTATGGAACGAGGGTGGGGCGAGCGGTCGCGCGGTGGCACAGGAAAAGGTTTGGGCTGCCGCGTTCACGGTCGAAGAACTCGCGCACGAGACGCAGCAATTCGCGCCCGTTCGCACAGCGAATCTCGTTGGGTGGGCGAAACTGCTCACGCATACGGACCTGTCGGATGAGATTGGTGACTCGTATACCGCGCTCGGCGAAACATCGCCTTCGACCGTCGCTGGTCCGAGCGGGATTGTCGAGGAATGGGAAGGCCCGCGCGTAGCCAGCAGCGCGACGACCAACGCGACCAGCAGTTCCGGAGGCCTGTCGATCAACCTGCCAAGCGGCATCGCGACGGGCGACCTGCTGCTGGCGTTTTCCGCGAACGATACTAGCGTCTCGTGGTCCGCGTCAGCCGGATGGGAAAAGATCGACGACGGTGCGAACGGCTCGGCTGTGCAGGGCGCGTGTTGGGCGCGCATCGCTACGGGATCTGATGCGCTGACGATCACGGGCGAGGCGAACGACATCGCGGTCGTCACGCTGCGCATTCCGGCTGCGCAGCACGGCGTCACCGACGTAACGGCGATTGCCAAGGGCACGGCGGCGACCGGCAGCAGTTCCGCGCCGAATGGCCCGAACTGCAATCCCGGCACCAGTGGCAAGTACCTCTGGCTCACCTACTACGCGGCCGACGACGACGACAACACCGCGATCTGGTGGCCGGTCGAGGGTGCTCCGGTAGCTCAGGTCGAGTCGGCGCAGTCATCGTCATCGTGCATGGTCGGCGTCGCGTATCGGTGGCTCGAAGCGTCGAGCTACGACCCGTCCGCGTTTGCGATGTCGGCGTCCGAGGAATGGCGTGCACAGACGTTTGCGATTCCACCGTACTCGGGGCCGACCGAAATCGACCCGTCCGGCATCGCGTCAAGTGCCACATATGGATCAGTTACAATTTCCAATGTATCAGCACAAACAATCTCTTCTTCCAGTCTGTCAAGTAATGCTGCTTTTGGTTCTGTAACAGTAGCTAAAGTAACAGTAAAGAATATTTCTATGAGTGGTTTAGGTAGTAATGCTCTCTATGGAACCACTCTTTTTGCAAATGTAACAGCAAAAGCCATTGCTCCAAACGGTCTTGCAAGTAGTGTTGCTCTTGGAACTTCTGCAATTAATAAAGTCCCTGCAAAGAGTATTACTCCTGCAGGATTAACAAGTAATATTGTTTTTGGATCATCAGTACTTGCTAAGGTGTTGGCAAGAACTTTAGCTTTAGACTCTATAGCAAGCCCTTCTGCTCATGGGGCAACAACGATTTCTAACGTCCCATCTAAAGAAATAGAACCTAGTGGTTTGTCTTCTTCTGTTGTTTTTGGATCAGCAGCTTTATTGAACGCTACACCTAAGGATATTTCTTTCTCTGGTCTTGTTTCTAATGTTTCTTTTGGAACAGCTCTTGTTGCTAAAGCAACTCCTAAAAGTATAACAGCTAGTGGAATTGTTTCTGCTACTGTAGTTGGAGACGCTGTAATTGGCAAAGCCTCTCCGAAGAACATATCTCCAAATGGAATAGCATCAAGCATAGACTTTGGCTTAACAGATTTAGCCGGGATTTCAATACAAACAATCACTGTTTCTAGTATCCCCTCTGTAGCTACTGTAGGAACACAAACTGTTTCCAAAAACGCAGCAAAGAATGTTGCAATTGATGGCATTGTTTCCAGTGCTGTAGTTGGAACACATACAATAACAAAGATCAACGCCCAGAATATTTCCCCTGATGGTATAACTACAAACATTCAGTTTGGAGCTACCTTCGTAGACGACGGGAGTGGTGATATTCCAGACTCTAGTTTAAGACCTCTGTATAGGATTGCCGTAAGTCTCGGATTTGATCGTAGATAAAGGATTAACAAATGCTTTCAGGTTTTCTTTACACAGTTCTAGCTATTTATGTTCTTTGGATGTATTACCTTGCTCTAATGAGTCTGTACCGAGCTAAGAAAGCTGGAACATTAACCAAGGTTGGCTACGTTCTAGGTCTTCCTATTCTAGTGAGTGGGGTTCTTCTGAATGTTGTAATCAATGTCACTTTCTGTTCTGCCCTCTTTATGGAGCTTCCTAAAGAGTTCCTAGTATCCCAACGACTACAACGCCTGTCTAAAAAAGACAACTGGCGTAAAAAGATTGTAGAGTTTGTAGCTAAACATTTCTTAGACACATTTGACCCCAGTGGGAGACATATCTAACATGGGAGCTTTAAGTGGATTTGACTGTTCTCTGGGGTGGTATCGTTTCTTTCATTATTTTCCTTCTTGGATTAGTAATAAAGAACTTAAACCAAAAGATTGACGATATGGAAAGTCGGCATACAAAAGCTCTAAAAGATGCTATCAGCATGTACAAGGATTCTGTACATAGCTGTGATATATCTCATGAAAGAATGCAGGATGTTGTAACAAACATTCAGATCAACTACGTGCATAAAGAAGATATGAAAGAAATGCGTAAAGAACTATTAGATCGTTTTGATCGTCTGGAAACGCTGGTCAGGAGTCGATAGTGTATAAAAAAGGATGCTGGAACGCGATCTGCGATGTTTGTGGATTTGAATTCAAATCAGACAAACTTAAAGAGCGTTGGGATGGATTAATGGTATGTAGAGAGGATTGGGAGACGAGACATCCCCAAGACTTCGTTCGTCCTGTGAAAGAATCTGTCATTCCTTGGTCACGTCCAGAACCTGCTGATGTCTTTGTTGAGATTGATTATTCTAATCTATATGAATTCGGAGAAGAATTATATTCTTTTTAATTAACTGTAAAGTGAGCCCATGAGTAAAATTATTTTAAGTGAAGATACATGGAATACCCTTCTGGCAGAGTCCTCAGATCAAGACTGTGCTCGAAGAGGATCTGACGATCGACACGATGCCTGTGTTGGACGCAGTGGAATAAGGGAGAACATCTGATGGCAATTGCAGTTAGGCAGGTAAAGACGTTCACGGTCAGCGGCGAGGACGGCAAGTGCTCCGTTCCGCTGACTGCGCTCGCCGCTGGCACGCCGACAATCACAGCGACTTTCAACCGCAACGGCTACAACTCAGTTACGTGGGCGCTGTTCGAGATCGAGAAGTGCGTTACCTCGTCGGGCGCGGACAAAGGTCACTCTGACATGGTGAATTGAATGAGTCTTAAATTCGGCGCAACTACAGCTACAGGTCGTGCCTATCGCACGACTGGGCTCGTCAGCAATACGTCTCCGTCCACTCACCTTGCGTGCATCAGACTCGACACCGACACGGATGGAGTCGTGTCGTTCATCGACCTGCGAAGGTATGGTGGAACGAACACGGGTCACGGGATAAACACAACGTCCGACGGGACGAGTTTGCGCGCTCAGTTCAACTACGGAACGAATAACACCGCTGTCGCAGCTACGCTCACCGTAGGAAATTGGGTCTGGGTTGTGCTTCGGCAAACAAACACGACTGGCCGTGTATCAGTCATCGCGCATGACTCGGCAACCGTCGTGACACAAACTGCTACATTGACCTCAGCAGAGGCGAACCGGAATTTCATTCCGACACTGTTGAATATCGGTGCAGGCGACGGCAGCGATTATTCACGGTCCACGATCTGTCATGTGAGGGTGTGGGAAGCAGATCTGTCGGATTCTGAACTGCTGCTGGAGGTTGCATCGTCGGCGGCGGTGCGCTCGGCAAACCTCGTGTCTGCACATTCGTTCGACGGCGGCAGCGTTGGTGCTGCGGTTGTCGGCGAAACCGGAGCGGACTTCTCGTATTCCGGTGATGTGACATACGTCGCTGACGCACCGACGTTCGGCACGAACCGCCGAGTGAAGCTGCTGTTCGATCCCGCGAAGCTCACGAGCGCGGACACGGCCATCACTGCGTATGTGTGGACGCAAGACCCGTCGCTCGGGTTAGCTACGAAGTATGAGGGCTTGGTCGGGGATGCAACGAACGGCACTCTTTACTGCGTCCCGGCACCGTCGGGAACGACTGATGGGCAATCGGTCACTGCTGTCGCATTCAACTCGACAGACGGCGGGACATACATGGCCGGTGAGGTGGAGGACTACTGATGCCGGCCGTAAGCGAAAATGATGTACTGTTTGGGTTCAACCCGTGGAGCTATTCGCTGCGAGCGCAGCCCACTTTCATCGGGTATGAGGCGAACGGGCTGAATATTTTGAGCACATCGTTGCCGGCAAGCGGTAGTCAATATCTCGGAGCGGATATTACCGCTTCTGCGGACCTGATCCGCGATACCGCTGACAATGAGGACAAGTACAAGCGCATCGCGGACCCGGCCGGCAGCGGCAAGACCGTCGGTTACATCAGCCGTGCATCGTATCAGTATGCCGGTAATTCGCAGCGATGCGAGATGAACTACGAGCGCCATGTGGTTGCCACAGGCATCACCGCACCGGATCAGTCCTACTTCTGGTGGGCGTGGCGCATGATGTTCCTCGCTCCCGCGTGGACGAACCTACCTGCGACAGCGTTGATTTCGCAGTTCCATCGCGCCCCTGTCAGCGGGGTGATCAATCCGCCGTTCGCAGTCGAGATTCAACCGCGCGCAGGATCAGATGTAACGAGTCGGATCGTTCTCGCGGGCCGGTGGTGCGATCTGGCTTCGATGACGATGGCCGATCAGCAAACGTCGTTCAATCAGAAGGTCGCAGAGATCGGTCAGACAGGGGTCTGGTACACGTTCGTCATTCGTGCGCGGCTTGACTGGGAAACGAATGGGGGTCGTCTGACGTTCTGGCGCGACGGTGTGCAGTTGTTCGACTACACCGGCAAGTTCGGATACAGGCAAGGGAAGACATTCCTCAAGCAGGGCATCTATCCGCTAAACGTGACCGGATTTCAGGATCTGCTGCTGTTTCGCAGTGCCGTTGTTAGCGATCCGACACTGCGGTTCACGGAACCTGACCTACGGGCGTTCATCGAAGATCAGGCGGTTGATCCGCCGCCTGTCGGCGGTGTGTCAGTTTCTTCGTGGGAGGCGAAAACGTCTGGCGGGGCCGGGAATTGGTTCTCGCGTAACGCTGCTGGAACACCTGAGGTTGAGTTGCCGCCATCTGGCGGTTTGCTTAATCCGATCTTCAACGATTTACTGGAGGGCTTACTATGATGATCTTCAAACAGTCCGAGGACACGGCGGCACTGCGTCGCGTGCCGATTGTTGCTGTTGATGCCACAGACGGCATCACACCCAAGGATGTGACGTTTGGCGTGGGCGAGGTTCTGCTTATCAAGAACGGGGGTGCGCCAGTGGCGACTACAGCAACAGCCGTGAAGGTCAACGGCGCGACTGGCGATTACTACGTCGAATTGACTGCCGCAGAACTCGACACGCTTGGTTATGGCATCGTGATGATTTCAAAGAGCGGTGTGCGGTCGGCGAAGTTCGCGTTTCAAGTCATCGCAGCCAACCTCTACAACGCAACAAACCTCGGACTGTCGAACATCAACGCGACGATTTCGAGCCGCTCGTCGCATGACGCCGACGATGTGTGGGACGACGCAGATGGCATCGAAACCGGACTGACGCCGCGCCAGGCGATGCGTGCATTGCTCGCGGTTCTCGCCGGTCATACGACGGGCGCTGGAACCGGTACCGAAGTGTTCCGTAATGCCGTGGTGAATAGCAAGGCGCGAGTCACCACGACGATGACGGGCGCGAACCGCACGGGCATTACCTACGATCTGGACTGATCGTGTTCAACGCCAATCATTTCCTGTCGCGGCACTGGTACGCGGAGCACTTCATCGGCTCGCCGGACATTGGTGGCACGACGACGGTATCGACGACGTGGGTGTTCGGCGGCATGCCGTTCGCAAACCAGTCGCTCGATTACGTCGTCAAGAGTGGCACGAACTCGATCGTCACGTTCGGCACCGCGACGACGAACGTCTCTGGCGTGCTGACGATCAACGTGCCTGCTGCCTACAGCGGTCAAAAGCTCGTCGTGCAGGTAGAGAACGTCGGCATTGACGACGCGACGACCGGGAAAGCCCATGGTACACAGGTGGTTATGGTTATTTAGGAGTTAATATGAGTCCTCTCCTTATTCCTCTTCTTTCTTTTGGATCTGAACTTATTTCTAAGTTCATCCAAGATCCAAATGAGAAAGCTAAAGCTGAGTTTGAGCTTCTAAAGATGACTCAGGCAGGAGAGCTGTCTGTCACACTAAAGCAACTTGAGATCAACCTAGCAGAAGCACAGTCTTCCAGCCTCTTCAAAGGGGGCTGGAGACCTTTCGTAGGATGGGGCTGTGGTTTTGGGTTCCTCTGGGCAACTATCTTCCACAACGTTGTTGAATGGATTGCTGTTATCTACGGCCTGCCTCTTCCTCCTCCTGTAGACACAGATCTTCTTATCTACACTCTTGGGGGTCTTCTAGGAATTGCTGGACTTCGCACATATGAGAAAAAAGCTAAGGTCACTACATGAAACAACGAGATCAAATCCTTAAAGATGCTTTTAGAAAGATAGGGGCTTTGGGAGAGAATGAATCCCTCTCCACTGCCCAAACAGATGCAGGAGCCTCTGCTCTCTCTTCTCTCATTAAAGCTCAAGTTGCAGATGGAATGCAGATCTGGAAGATCGAACAGGTCAGTTACGCTCTTACAACCCAGACAACAGGAACAGCAACAGTAGGGGTTGGAAAAGACATTGTTACAACAAGCGTACCACTAAAGCTAGTAGGAGCATGGAGAGAGTATGATGACATTCGCACCCCTCTCCTGATCTACACTCGACAGGAGTTCATGGACATCCCTCAGATGCTTTCAGATGGTGCTCCTCTCGCTGTGTACTATCAACCTATGAAAACGGACGGGGTGCTTGGAATCTGGCCTGTTCCCGATGCTGGTTGGCAGGCCAACGGAAATCTTATTCTAGATTTTCAGATTCAGTTTACTGATCCTGTTCTAGGAACAGACGTGTTGGATTTCCCAGATCATTGGGAACAGACAATCATCTATCTCCTTGCTCAACGACTAGCTCCTGAGTATGGTGTTCCTATCAATGAGCGCAATCTACTGACACAAGATTCAGAACGTTTCAAGATTGAATCTCTCTCTTTCGATAATGAAGAGGGTTCTATCTTTATCAGACCTACCGGGCGTAGACGATAATGGCATATACGAAGACCCCAGCAGAAAGTACTCATCAAGTCGAAAGAATGATGGTAGGAGATTTAATGGCTCTGAATGATACTATTCCTGAGCCCTCTGTTTACAGGCACAATGAGGTTCTCTATACAAACTGTCTTCCTAGAACCGTTGGAAAAAGGGCTTTTCTAGAGGCTGTTCCTGCACTAAAAAGTACAGAAAACTTCTGGATTACAAACCAAACTATTGCTTTTTGCAGCCCTGTTGAGTTTGCAGTTGTTCATTTTTATTGGGCTACTAATTCTAATGTATATAGAAATAATGTCTCTGTGATAACATTACCGGGACTACCGGGAGACTTTATTCACAAAGTTCATTTCTTTCCTGTCATTGTTTCAGGAGAGGAATATATTTTAGTAGTGGCTGGCCCAATGACTACGGCTACTTCTTATGTTTATCTAATTAAAAACTCAGATGGTGTTGTGACAGGTCCAACAACACTTACTAATATTGCATATCGAGGAAACCCTGTTGTTTTTAATAATAGACTTTATGTAGCAGATACTAGAACACAAAGAATCTACAATAGTGCTGTAGGCGATTTTCTGTCTTTTTCTCTTTCTACAGACTTTATCGAAGCTGAATTTAAAAGCGATGACATCTTTTCATTAGCTGTCCATAAAGATTGTTTAGTTGCTTTTGGAAGTAATTCTATTGAGTTTTTTAGAGATGTCGCGTATAGTATTGGGTCACCTCTTTTACGTGAGGTTTCTTACTTTTCTCCTGTTGGTCTTGTCGATGGAGAGCGTGTTTATCTGATGATTGCTGATACGTATAAAACACTCCCACCGCTCCACACAACCTATGGAAATACTGTCTTCTTTGTTGGAAAGTCAGAGGCTGGTTTAGGGTTGTTTAAAATACAAGACTTCAAGGTTACAAAACTTGAGATTCCTGTTTTAGAGAGGTCTTTAAATTATGCTCTCTATAGTACAGCTGGTCATGCAACCCCCTTCTCTCTTTTTGGTCTTTCTTTTAATGGTCGTTTTTTCCTCTGTCTAACATTGGATGGAGGGACATATATTTCCTATCTGATAGATCCAGTCTCTCTTGAATTGTGTACTTATACTGGAAACACTCGCTCTGTAGTTGGAAATGCTATGTATATTTTTCAAGTGCAAAACAGAAGTTATAGGAGAGATTCTGGTTTTGGCATAGCAAATACTTTTTTCCTTTTTTATAATACTTCTTTAGGAAAGATGGATATTTATAAGTTTCAAGAAGATCAGTTTAGTTCTGATTATGCTCTTCCTTGTCGAGTTCGTTTTCCCCTCTTCGATGGAGGAAATACACATCAAAAACATATCAAATATGTTGATGTTGTCGGATTATTAAATGATAATGTTAGTGAGCTATATTATACCAAAGACAAAGAAACCCAGCCCTACACCTCTGTCACAGAAGCACAAGACTCTGACGACGGTTTTCGTAGATATAGGAATTTAGGAAGAGGTCGGCGTTATTGGTTTGAATTAGAGATCACGGGTGGTTATCCCATTTCTCTAGAGGGTATTGAAATTGCTTATAACTTAGGAACTCACTAATGAGATTATCTTTCCCGGGATTGGGTGAAGAAGGAACAGAGCTTCCGAAAACAGAGCGAGCTGTTCGTAACCTCTACTCGGCTCTTCATCAGGGAGAGTGGAAGCCTAGTAACCTCTCTGCTATTGGCACAAACGTCGTACAGACAAAAGGTATGTTCCAGCTTGTTGGCAATGTCTGTTTCGTGTTTCTTGAGTTTACGGCAGATAGCATAGCATGGACGTACAACAGTGATCCAAAGCTTCCTCTCCCTATCTCAACAAGAGGAGTCTCTCCCGGGCAGATAGGAGCCTTTGCTCCCCCAGACGCTCTCACCTTTGCTGATTCTAATGGACTGGTTGGACAACAATTAATGATTTATAACAGAACAGAAAACGGACTGCTTGTTGGGGAACTAAATCCAATCCCTTCTATTTCTATTGCAGCTGCTTCAACATTCTATATTTCTGGTTATTACCTACTCTTAAACTAAAGAGGTATTTCTGGAGCTACTTGGTATCCAATTAATAGTCCTATAGATATTCATATTTACGATCAAACGGCAGGTATTGTAGCCGGGTATTGTCAAATAGACCACAACAACTGCAATAAACTTATAGTTCCATCATATACACCAGCGACTAGTACAAGACATATAACTCTATCTGGTTATTACTGGGTTGAATAATTTAAAGGTTAAAATATGGCAACACCTAATTGGGTAACATACGGAAATGAGGGCGGGGCTAAAGCATCACAGATTGCACAGTTGCGTGATTTGTTTGGAAGTGTTGGACCCTTAACCCAAGAAAACAGAACTTATATGGCTTATGGAGGAGATCAGATGATCGAAACTCCATATCAGTTCTATAACAGTCCAAATCTTGCAAACGTGTTTTCTCAATTAGGATTACCTGGATCTCCTGATCAGTATGCCTACCGTAATGTGAGTGGAAGTGGATTTATAGATGCTCCAACAGGTCTTGAGTATGTTCTCCCTTCCCAACAAGATCCAGAGAGAGAAGGAAAAACTGGGGCATATCGTATTGTTCTAGATCCTAGTGGCTCTGTTAGTGATGTGCGATGGGAACCATACGAGCAACATGGAGGCTGGTTCAGCGAGAACATGGACTGGCTTGGTCCGGCTCTCGTAGGAGGAGCGGCTTTTCTGGGGGGAGGAGGTTTAGGGGGCATTGGAGGCACCGCTGCTCCAATCTCGGCCTCTCCTATTTCATCTCTTGGACCTGCTGCTACTCTCTCTGACGTAGCCGCTTTTACAGGGGCAATTCCTGCCTCTACCAGTACTCTTGCAGCCCCCCTAGCGGGAACAGGCATAGCAACAGCCGGAGGAGCCACTGCAGGAGGGTCTATGGTTGCCCCTGCTGTAACTTCTGGCGTAACAGGAACTATAGCACAACAAGCTGCAAGATCTTTAGCCCCTTCTTCTGGAAGTAATGATCTTGGAGTCCTTGCATCTCTTGTCAATGCCTACAGCCAAAATCGTCAAGGAGCTGCTCAACAAGACTGGGCAGATCGCCTGTATCAAGATCGTTCACAATTCCTTGAGCGGCTTGCTCGTACTTATTCAAACCCAGAAGAATATCTCTCTGGTCCTGAATATACAGCCGCTGCTGGTATCACTCTAGATCAACTACAGAGGAAAGATGCTGCCCGTGGCCGTCTGGCCACAGACGTTGAACGTCAAAAACTAATGCAGGATTACGCTCTACAGAGTCTAGGAAATTACCGATCAGGTTTAGCTACTGCTGCTGGACTGTCCCCAACACAAGGACTAGCAGATCTCTTTGTTACTGGACAGGCTAACAAGTATGGTACGTTCAACGCTCCTATCTCAGAACTTGCTCGTATCCTTGAAGGAAACAACAGTTTTGATTTCGACGATCTTCTAGATGACATTATCGGAGGATGGTTCTAATGCCAGTCAACATTCAAACCCTACAAGGGCTGTTTGGACAAGCTTCTCCTTACGGAGCTTTTCTCCACGGACAAGCCCTAGCAGCTCAAGAGAAAGAGAAACAGCTACAAGCTCAAAAAACTCTTGCTGATATTGCAGCAACCCAAGCTTCCACAGCAGGGATTGAAGAAGACACTCGTCTTAAAAGAGCCATCTTCGGAGATAAGGTTCAAGCAGCTGGTTTAGAGAATATTGAGAAAGAAGAAGCTATTGTTGGGCAAAGAAAAGAGAACTGGGCCAAAGATTTTGATAATCAAATGAAGAATGTTCTTGGTGTAGACCACTATGCAGAAAATGAACGCACCAAGGCTGCTTCAGCTAAAATAGACCAGATGCAAAAGATCTACGATGGCTTAGGTCCTCTAGCAATTGAATTGGAAAATACTCCAATGCTTCAACGTACTAATCTTCTTATCCAGCACGGGCGTAGAATTGGAATGACCGATGCCCAAATTGGAGCCCTTCTAGAAGTTCCTGTTGAGCATATGCCACAAGCTCTGCAACAGCTTGCCCGTCGAGCAGCACAACGTGCCCCTGAGTTCATGCGTCAAACTGCTTTAGAAGAACTTAAACACAAGCAAGCCATGGACCTTGCTAAAATGAAAGCAAAACTGGACAAAGAGCTTGCCGACCTCAAGGCTGCCGGAGAGGACAAGATGAAGACCTTGGAGAGTGCTATTGTCGCTTTCACAAACACAGCCTCTAAGCTCCCTGATGACCATCCTGACAAAGCATACTATGCAGGGATGGGAGATTATTATGTTTCCATCTTCCTTGCGGAAAAGGAAGCTAAAGCCCAACCAACTGTTATAGAGAGCAAGGACAAAGCTGGTAGGCCGACTCCAAAGTTTATTGGACCTACCGCACCATCTGAAATGATCGGGGAACTTCCAACTAGGGGGCCACAAGCGCCCAACCCATCTACAGCTCAGTCAATACCAAAAACAGAACTTGACCAAGTCATGGACAAATACCGTAAAAAATAATGTACACAGAACAGGAATTAACCGAAGCTCTCCTTGCCGCAGATAAGGCAGGAGATACCCAAGCTGCAACCCTACTTGTCGCCGAGATCGATAAACTTCGTGCACCCCCTCCTAAAGACGAGCCAAAAGAGGAAGGCTGGGATTTCGCCAACATCCATAATCTTGGCGGGTCTTTGTCACAAGGTTGGGAAGCTGCCAAAGCTGCGGGCCATGGGATTAGTACACTTCTCCTACAAAAAGGTGTGGAAATTTCTCGTCAGCGTGGAGATGCAGAGGCAGAGCAGCGGGCTCTTGGTGGGATGCAATCACATATGCAGGGTATGGTGGATGCGACGACAACCATGTCTCAGGGGTATCAAAACCCAGCTTTGAAAGAGGTTGCAGAAGCCCCAACATTGACAAAGGGTCTTCATAGATTTGTGCGAGATCCTGTTGAAATTACTATCCATGCCATTGCATCCAATGCTCCACAACTTGCAGCATCTGTAGTAACTGCTCTTGTGACGAGACATACTCAACTCACCATGGCCGTGGCAGGCTCTGCCGGGGCAGCTATGGAGTTTGGTAACTCCATTCTTCAATATGCATCTGACAACGGAGTAAGAATCACAGATAAAAAGGCTGTGGAAGCCTTCTTTAACGATCCTGTCGTTCTTGACAAGGCTGTTGAGTATGCTACAAAGAGAACAGCATGGGCTGTTCCTGGTGACATTATTCTAGGCCATGCTCTGACTAAAGGACTTAGAGGGGTGCCACTAGGGACTTCTAGGGCTTCTCATGCTGCCAAAGCAGCAGCAGAGGCTGGTGTGGCAGGTGTTGGAAGTGAAACGGCAGCCCAGCTTGCTGTTGGTGAGTGGAAACCCGGTGAGGTTATCATTGAAGGCGTGGCAGGAGCGGGCCTAGCAGGTCCTGTAGCGGCGTCTGCCGGGCGTAAAGAACAGGAAGCTCCTCCTGAGCAAACTGATGTCTTAGATCGCCTCAGAGGGCTTCCTGTGCGCCCAGAACCACAAACTCGTGTGCCCCCCAACCTCGCGGCTGATGCTGGGCTAACAACCAGGGTTCCTCCAAATCTTGCAGCAGAGGCTGGTGTTGTAGAGCCTTCACAGCTTTCATTGTTTCCAACCACATCAGAACAGCCTGCACAACAAGTCACACAACCCCAGTCAGAACAGGTGGGGCAGCTTCCTCTGTTCCCAGAACAGGGCACTATTACTGTTGACGACATGCCTGCCTCTGACCCAGCTTATGTTGCAGCACAGATCAGAGAGCTAGAGAGCAAACGACGAGCTATTCCTGAAGGTGTGTGGGAAGCTCAAATGCGAGAGCTTGAATCCCAAACTCCTGCTGCTCCTGCATATGTTGTTCCAACAACCACAGCAGAAGAAGCCCTTTTAAACAAGGCAGAGCCAGAGGCTCCAAAAGAAGATACTTGGATGTTTCCAGAATCTCCGGGAGTGCGTCAGGCCGTTACCGACTATCTGATCGACTCCGGGCGTACAGGAGGAGATATCACTCATCCAAAGACACAAGCATACATTGACGTAGCTTCCAAATACCTTACAGAAGATGACATTACAGATATCAGGACTGCCCCTGTTGACAGGAATGATCCTGAGACTCTTCCAGGTGTCAGATTGAGGAATCTTCTAGATGAAAGATCTAACTATGGTTGGGAAGATGAGTACGCCCAGCGTATCACTGAACTAAGCAGCAAAGAAGCCGCAGACAACAGAGCCAAAGCATTACGTATGCAACAGCTTGCCAAAGCAGACGCTCTTGATGGAATGGCAGACACCAGAGACCTCACAGAAGACGAGATCATGGATCTTCTATTCCCGAGAGATACTGAGAACCCTGCTTCGGAGCCCGGTCAGACTGGCGGAGTCGAGCAGCGTGATCCCTCAAATGAGCAAGAGCGTGAGCGATTTATCAACACAATGATCGATGGCAAACGGAAAGCTCAACGTAATGCAGAGCTTTCTGGTGTTCTTGAAGCTGTGCGCAGCGCATTTGACAAGGCGTCAGAGGACACTCGGATTCTCACAGACCTTCTTATCAATGCTGTCAAACTGATTGAATCCTTTGGAATTCACACCAAGGTTGATTTTGTCCCATCAGACCAGTATCAGAATCTTTTTGACCTCCCAAACCAACGTTCGTTTGGAAATATCATTTCTCGTCTACCAAATGCAAACCGCCCTGAAGGCTCTCTTGTTGTTTCCCTTCGACATGAAACGGAATCAAACCTTGTTGATGGAATGAAGCTTGACACCCTATTACATGAGGCTACACACGCAGCCACAATGGGCATAATCAAACTAGTCACACAAGGTAAAATTACAGATCCAAAGATTGTCAAAGCAGTACAAGACTTAGTAGCTCTGAAAGACCAACTGTTTGCTGATTGGAAAGATAAAAGGCTCACTGATCCAAAGGTCAGAAAACATATCGGGGCTATCACAAAAAGTCCAGAAGAGTTTGTAGCCTATGCTATGACCTCTCCGTCTCTACAAGTGTATCTACGAGCCACGCCAGATCGCAGGAGTCCTCTACGAAAGGTGTGGGATTCTTTTGTCAAAGCAGTGCTCATGGCTATTGGGGCAGATACCTCTGTCCCAGTGTCTATGTATGAGTCTACGCTCAATGCTTTCAGTACAATTGTCAGAGCACAAACTCAGTCTCCTGAGTCTGCTAAAGCATGGCTGAAAGAGGTTATGAAAGACCCAGCCTTTGCTGCACAGGGAGAGACTGCGGAAACAGTATTCACCCAGGAACAGGTTACGAACATCAGGGAACAGGCTGAGGCCAACCATCACAGGCGTAACCCAGATCACTATATTGACCCATATGGCGCATTTGAGGACATCACTCGTGGAAATATCCCAGAAGGATATGTATTCCATGGTATGGAAGAGGGGGAACTCTTTTCTGGACAGGTTCCACAAGAACCTAACGGAGTGCTTAATGCCCCCTATGTTCTTATTGTTCCTCCTAGTCGTCAAGGTTATTATGTAGTAGTTAATGTTCCAAGTAGCCCCCTGTATTTTGCTCTCAAGGCAAGATTCCCAGGATACCACATTATGACACCTTCTCAGGCTGAGTCATTCCTGAGGACTGAAACAACCATGGATGAGCTTGCAGCTCAACTAACTGCACAGGCCAATGACAATAATGTAACCGAGGCGCTTGGAGATCTATTCAGTCCTGAGTCCAAGCTTCTACAGCCGTTCACAGACATTCATACAGTAGAAGAAGCCATTGTCAAGCAAGCTATGGAAGGTAAGGACATGCCTACCAACCTGTTTGATTTTGTCACTGGCGGGCCTAATGCACAGGCTGTGTTGTTCAACAACCCACTACTCAGGTTTGTAAGGCATTCTGTACACAACATTGTGCGTGCACAATCCAAGATGGCTCGCCAGACCATCCATCCGATGTCACAAGTGTGGTTCTCCATGTCAGAGAGTGATCGTGTTCTAGCGATGCAGATTGCTATCGAACAGGATGAAAGACAGCAGGACTTTACTATTGGAGAACTGGCGTCAGCAGGCGCAAGCTCTCAAGTCATCGACCTGCTCGGGCGTATGCGACAGGCTATGGATGTTTCTATTGATCATTGGAACTCAGAGAGAGCTAAACTAGGTTTACCTGCCATTCCCCGTCGAGAAGGATATTTCCCGTCTCTATTCTTCGGGGATTATCGTTCCATAGTTCGTGATGAACAAGGAGAAGTTATCGGCCTTGTAGCAGCAGGTACTGAGGTTGGTCTCAATCTCAAAAAGAAGAAGATCCTTGAGAGGTTCAATGTAACGTTCGATCCAATGATTCGTATTGGAATGGAGCGTAAGAATCCCTATTCTGAATCTTCTTGGAGTTTTCTAGAGGCTATAAGTAACTATATCAGACATCCAAACCAAAATGCCGAGATTGTTAACGAATTCTCAGACTTTCTACAAACTCTGTCGATTGACGATGCTCGCCATATTCTTGGTTTCTCCCGTCATGAGAAATACAAGAAAGGTATCTGGGGCGGGCAAGGTAGAGACCCGACTGAAGATGCCCAAGCCAATGCACATCATGCCTTCCAAGCCATGGTTACATATCTTGAGGACGGGGCCAACCACCATGCTCAGATGTCTACACTCAACGACATGGCGAAGATCACCACTGATCCTGGGATGAGAAGAGATTCCCCTAACACTGTCCAATATATTGAGGATTTGTATCAACACATCTCTCGTAGAAAATCCCCAACAGGTAACGAAAGCAGGCAAGGGGCTCTGTATCATAATATTGGTCGAGGAATCGACACAATTATTGACGGTGCTCTCAAGATGATCGGGATTGGACCTAATGGATACAGAAAAGGACAGGCTCTACTACGGTCTATCTTTTCTTCAAACGTGATGGGATTCCTGAATCTTCCGTTTACGTTCCTTCAGGTGATGCAGGTTGTACAGTGTGGCCCTCAAGCTGCCTCCTACCTTCGTAAAGCTACCGGGCTTGGTATTGCTTCGCCACGAGCTAGACTAGCCTCTACTGAGGCTGTAGTGGGCGTAACAAGGCTATTCATGGACTTCATGTCCACCAAATACCATGGTAAACCTATCAATGGTTATAACTGGTTTGGAGGAGATCAGGATACAAGAGATGCTCTGAACTACGCAATGGAGAACAACCTTATCACACTGAATGACTTGGAGCTTGCCCACTCTGCCATGCTCACTCCATTTCAGAGGAAAGCTGATGTTGTAATCAATATTAACCAAAGGGCAGCAGAAGCTGCTACTCGCCCTCTGGTGTTTATGTGGATGTACAACATCCTGAAGCATACAAATCTACCTACAGCACAGCAATACGAGATTGCTCGTAATGCTACAAACTTTGTGATGGCAGAATACCATTCAACAGCCCGCCCAATGATCTATCAGGCTGTAGGTACTTCTGGCCCCCTTCTTGGACAATTAAAGACGTTTGCACATTCCTACGCAGGTCAACAGGTGTTCTGGGGGAAGACAGCTCTAAAAGGGGAGGCTGTAGGCCCGTTCATAGCTATGCTGGTTGCTTATACGCTCTATGTCGGGGTAGATGACATGCCCATCTATGACGAGCTGGATACTCTGACTCGTCTAACAACCAGAGGCTTCAAGGGAATGGGGTTTGAGGTGGAGGAAGTTGGGCACAAAGACTTTATCACCCCATACCTCCCTGATATGCTTAAATATGGGCTACTCTCGCACTACACTGGTATTGATTTCCAGAAGAGATTGAGAATGCCTCCTCTTATCCAAGACGAGTTCCTGGCCAATGCTCCTGCATTGAACTGGTTGACCGACATCACTTCAGACCATCTGGATCTTGTGGTTGAATCATGGAAAATAGGGGACGTAGACAAGACAAGACTCAAGAAAGCTCAACACGGAGTGGCTCCAAGCTCTCTTAAAGGGCCTCTAGAACATCTGTTCTACAAAGAGGATGATCTTGCTGAGTCTACTAAAGACATGATGGGCAGGTGGACTCACCGGAATGAGAGGGACTGGACACTGCGGTGGATGGGGCTACGCTCGTTAGAGGACACCTTGCGAAAAGAAATGGTACAAGGACTGAGAGCAAAACAAAAAGAAACTGATGAACGTAAAAGAGAGATTTCAGCAGAATATACTGAGTCAATGGTCACTGAGCGAGGAATGACAATCGACAGGTATCACAAACTCAGGGCAGAGTATATATCTCTTGGAGGAAAGTCTGAAGAGCTTGATGCCAAGGTTCAGAAAGCCAAGGAAGATCTTGCCAAGGGGGAAACAATGAAAACCTTGGAAAAGAATCCAAAGGAACGATCTTGGTTGTTCTACCAAGAAAGTCGTAGATAAAGAAAAACCCCGCTTCGGCGGGGTTTCTTTTTACTCAAAGAAAATACGTAATTCTAAAAACGGTAAGACCAAAATCCACGTATTTATTCCTTTGATTTCTTCATTTTCCAGGCTTTCAATGAATGTTTCTGCGTCATACATGGTTTCTGTTCGTAATCCTAAACAAAACCCATTGTAAAAAGCCATCATAATTTTAAGGCTGCCAATATTGATCATTTAATATCCTTGATAGATTCAATCATCTTCACAGGAATGTCGATTCTTGAATTGTTTGTATTGTCATTCCCGATTGTAGAAGCAATCCTAACTCCTGTTTCAGATTCTTTGATCAGAAACCCAACAGTCAGTACAAGAGGAGTATCCACTTCTGGCGTATCATCTTCCCATCCATGACTTGACTGAGCATCTGTCCAATAAACCTCTACTAAACGATATGGGTATTTCTTCTTCTTCATATCAGCTCACAAACACCCGCAGAGCAGGCAAACTCCTGATACCCAGTGACATTGTCTTCGTCCTCCGAAAACTTGTCCCATTGAATCACAGGCTGTAGATCCTTCAGTTTGTTGTATTCTCCCTCTCCTATTTCCTGATATGGAGCCTGTTTGTAAATATGATTAGAATATGGTAGAAAAGAAATACCACCAATATGATCAAAGTTCTTATAAACCCAGGCAGCAACTTCCAACCATTCATGATCCCGGACATAAACTGTGATAGACGCATTATGCTCACACCAATGGTCATAAATCATTTTATAGTGTTCTAACTGCTCTAAGGCAGTCATATCCTTTCTCAGCTTTGCTCCTACAGGAGCCTTTACAGGAAAGGAAAACACATAAGTAGATGGGTTGACTACATCATCCTCACACATAACCCCCTGATCCCGTAGAAATACACTCAGGGGGTCTTTTTTATCCCCACGCACTGTGCGTACATAAAACTCACTGTAACGAGGATGTAGTCCTGATGCACAATTTACAAGCTGACTCACAGTGCCACTAGGTTTCACACAGGTGATAGCAACAGCGGGATTGATACCAAGCTTCTCCGCCCAGATTTTGTTTGTGTCAATGGCTGTTTGTTTGAGTTTCCCCAGAAGTTTCTTGGCTTCGGGGGTAACAGAATTCAGTAGTGCATTGTCCATAATACCAGACAGTGACACTCCTAACAGCCGCTCTTCTTCTGCGTTCGTTTTCCACACCTTGCGTACATAACGAAAATTAGTGTGAGTAGCTTGGAACGTGCCCAAGATAGTAGCTAGTTCTACCTTCCGAATTAATGTCTCTTCTGTGTCATAACTACGAACAATAACCTCAGAGAGATTACATAGTCCATTAGGACGAAGGAAGATTTCGAGGCAAGGATTACCTCCCCATTCATGATTTGGATCTCTACGCCCGGTTTCCAGTGCTTTTTTTGTGGCAGCTACACGATTGAAGATCCCCCTTTCACCACTTTTGGATTCATGGAGAACTCCCCATTCTTTCATGAAAATGCCGATATCTGGCTTTTCTGTATAGGCAACAGAATTATTAGCTAACGCTCGTTGTGGGTTGTCTTCCCACCATTGCCCGTTTTTCGCCCCTTGCATCCTTGCATCAGTCAGGTTCGATAGAGATAACAAAGCACTGCGACGAACCCCCCCTACTATTACAACCTCAGCAATCTTGCATACCAGATCATGACACTCAAGACTGTTTAGTTTTCTACCAACAGCATTGGAGAATAAGGCTACAGTGAACTTGAATAGATCATCCAAAGGACCCGGACCACTAGATCTGCCCCCAAAGGTCTTTAAACGGGCTCCTGCGGGCCTTAAAAGGCTTAGATCCCACTTAGGTACCTTACCTGAATATAACAGAGTTATAAGCTCTCTAAAGGCGGTTGCCCAGCCAATCCTTGAATCCTTTACAACAATCACTGAATCTGTAGGATGCAGTTCTTCTGCAACACTTGGTAGCTTTGCAACAAACTGCCGTTCAACAGAAAACCCCGCGCCTACTCCACACATAAGGATGTAAAGTACTTCATCAAAGGCTTTAGGATCATCAATAGGGATATAGCTACAGTTGAAAAGAGCCAGATTGTCCCTGTCTAAAGCCTTCCCAGCCGTCATTAGCCCTCGCATAGAGGGCACAATATCCATTGTACTAATCGCAGCAGAGATTTCGTCATAGGGGAATACATCCCCAAATTTGTTTTTCCAATAATCACAATATCGAGCCACAGTCTCGTCCCATTTCTCCCTCCGTTTCTTTTCTGGCAGATATCTGGCGTAACGAGAAGCATGAATATATGTCTGTAAAGTATCCAATTAATTCTCCGATTGTTCTTTGTATCTGTTGGCAATAAGTTCTTGTAGTTCTGGATCCATATAAGGATATTTATCTGGGATTTCCAACACAAGAAGGTTTGTTTTGATTTCCCCAAACTTTTCTTCTGCTTCTTCCAGGTGTTCATGGCTCATAAATACAATCTCATCTGCCCAAGCTAATAGAAGCTCAGTCAAAGGAATAAGAGCGTATTCTTCAGCTACACCACAGGCACGGGTGTTAAACCCAAACTCTTTGTGCAGGATCTGGGCTGCTGTTGGTGAGCGTAGCAAACCAGCAGAACAAACACACAAGACTTTCTTTGCTTTCCCTTGATAGGGGTTTTTTACATTATGTAAGGCATTGAGGTTCATTAGTAAGATTTTCCATGTTTGTATGGCCTATTTGCATTGTAGATAAGTTTGTCTTTTAAAGCCCCGATAACATCAAGATCATATCCGGCTGCTATGTCCAGAATCCGGATCATAGCATCTGCAAGTTCCACTTCTGCCCCTTTATATTGTGGTAGGTGGGAATCTGTAGATTGCTTTCTATGGGCTTCCAAACATTCAGAGATTTCTGAGTGTACTAATGCCAAAGCTTCCCCAAAGTTTCTGTCTTCTGGCCAGAATCCTTGTTGTTTATTCCAAGTAAAAATATCATCAGCAAGGATTCTCAGACTCGTAAACAAACCATCATTTGAATCCAGTTCATTTACATCCTCAATAAAATGCTCTTTTCTGTACATATATCCTCGTGTTGGGCGGGAGATCCTGTCGTGTGTGGTTTTACCGAGAGCTACACTAGTTTTGCCTTACTAGTCGGCATTGCCGGCTCCGGGATAACCTGTGTTATCCCCTGACAGGTGGGGTTGGCGGTCTTTCTTCACATCTCCCATTGATCTTCCAAGATCCTCATAATAATCTCTGACTTTTTGAAAGTCAACTGGTTTGTAGTCTGTGTGTTCTACTGATACACAAAGATACCTCGGATCGTTGAGTTTATTATAGTGTAGGTGTCCGTGTATATTTCCTCTGTATCTGCTCAGGCTTTCTGGATGTATTGGTATATGAGAAAGTAGTATACGATCCAGTACATGATAAGCACGAACATCATAGAAATACTTTTGATATTGAGATAGTTTGAGATTGTCATGATTCCCTTTTATCAGAACCTTTCTTCCATGTAGTTTATCGAAGATATAAAGATGCTGGGATTTGAACACCATGTCACCGAGACAATATACCTTGTCATTTGGGGCTACTGTTTCATTCCATAGAGCCACCATGTCAAAGGTCATTTTATGAACATCATCCCAAGGGCGTAGCTTACTCCCATCAGATCTTGTGAATACACACATTCCCTTATGGAAGAAGTGTGGATCTGCTATTAGCCATGTTTTCATAGTAGTCTTTGATCTCTTGATCGCCCTCTTCTTTCAGAAGTCTGTGCAGGGCGTGATTCTTGGTTTTATGTCCTGTCTTTTCTTCTGAATTAATCTTCATAGTCTTCTGTTCCGAATACTTCATCTTCATATTTTTCTGATAGTTCTTCATATCGTTCTTCAATAAGATCCTCAAACCTCGAAACAAGCTCCGTAGAGCTGATATCAAGCATTTCAAGTAATGAAACTTCGTCCTCTTTCCTGAGCTGCTCAATCAGCTCTACTAGTGTTAGTGGCATGTTCTTCTACTTCAATTAGTTTCTGTAGGAAATGAATGGCTTTTTTAAGGTCTTCCACTCCCCCTTTATTCTTATAGCGTGCAATGTATTTGAGAGCACAACCATCAAGATACCCCATACCCCAGGAAATTACAACATCCCAGGGCTGGGGATCAAGACGTTTGTAGTGGTCCCCGCCTGTCTGAACTGTGTTTACTGTCTGCATTCTTCAGTCCATAGTTCTAGTTCATACTGCTGTTGTAGATATTCCAGACTTTCATCGTCTTGCGGTACTGGTAGTCCCATTAGTTCGTCTTCTTGCATTTTATTCTCCTCAGATTGACATGGATTTGCTTGCGGGTTTGGGTGCCATTGATACACCTTGGCGGAACCAGTGCCCACAGCCTGTGCATTGATATCTTGCGTACTTGGCTGCCTGTGTGTAAGCGTAGCCTCTTCGTTGGTACCGCTCGGACCCACAGTTTGGGCAGCACAAGCTGTTTTCTTGATAAAGGGAAAAATTTGCATGTCCTTTGATCCATGGTTTCATTTTATCGTAAACCTTTTCAAGAATCAACACATCATTGATGTTGTATTCCATCATGGTTTTCCAAGCATCCAGATCTTTTTCCATACACTTGGCCCAAACTTCGTGAGTCAGGCCCTCTACCTTGTTACCGACCTTTAATACTCGTGCAACATAGTCGAGCTTGTTTGATGGGAATCTGAACATTTTTTTGGTGGTATTGTACAGATCGATCTGTTTAAACGGGGCTGGTGGTTTTAGTCCTTGTAGTAGAAATTCCTTGTTTAATACAGGGATGTCAAATGATGTACCGTTGTAGTGTACGACAGCATCTGCCTCTTCCAGCAGTGCGTGTGCTTTTTTAATCATCTTTTGAGGAGTGTTCGTAAAGATTGACTCAAAGATGACTTCTTCAGACCCATACCATTTAGCTGAAAAGCACAAGGTATATCCACTCTCGATGATTTTGTTGATAGCGATATTTTGATTCCACAGCCCCCATACATACACTTTATGGGGGGCAGTTTCAATATCTATAAGAAGGATTTTCATGTTAATTGAGTTGGGTTGGGTCAGCTTGTTCAATCTTGAGCGTGCTTAATACTCCCATTCGTAACAGGATTGCAAGACCTGCCTCTACTACAATGTTGAATTCTTCAGAAGAAAGCTCCCCTTGGAATTGTACAGTTCCTTGATCTGTTTCTATAACTTTATTGATTTTCATATAGCTCCATGAAATGGTCTAAAGACAACATGACCATTGGTTGTTTGCCGTTAGCTTTCATAACTACAAGAGGTTTAAGCTTGTCAGTGCTGTTATCTACGGCCTGTTCGTAATAAGAATAAGAGGCAATCTTTGCCACTGATTTACATTCTACAGCCCATGGGAATTTACTTTGAGCCAGTGGAGATAGAAGAATGTCTACGCCGGATGCTCCCATGGATGTAGATCGCACATCATCTTTCTCAAGCTTGAGCGCTTTCTGAATCTTGTCCCGAACCAATTTCTGTAACGATCTGCCTTTGGCCTTCTTCGAGGCTGTCAGCATAAATCTCTCCTATAATATCTTCGTATTCTTCCTTGCTTCTAAGGATCTTGATCATTCTATGAGCAATTACATAATCATTGTGTGATGTAAATTTACTAACAACCTCATCAGGCCATAGTTCAGATGGGAGAGAGTTTAATAGTTTGGTGGCTTTGACTTCTCCAATTCCTTCCACGCCTTTTACATTGTCAGACCTGTCTCCGATCAAGATATGTTTCCAGAAGTTGAATTCTGCCTCTTCGTGCGTAACATCAACAAACATGTCTTTTACAAAATTGTAATGCCTACCTGGGATTTGCATGAAGTCCTTGTCGATACTGGCAATAATATCCCCTTCTTTATGAGCAATGCCAATGGCGTCATCCGCTTCCATGCCTACAACAAGCTCTGCATTCCAATGCTCGATAAGATACTTTTGACAATCTCCTAGCCATACAGGAATTCGCATGTCTTTGCGATTCTCTTTGTAGGCTGGGTAGATGATCTTTCGGAAGTTATCTCCACCGGACAGGAATACTCGATAGTTTTCCATGTCACAGGTGTTGATGATTTTCCACATCAGTTCATCCAGCCGTTCAATAGCTAGTTGAAGTGGTTCAAGCTCTTCTTTGGTTTTTGTAGGCTCACAGGATGCAGCACATCGATAAGCCACGATGTCCCCATCAATGAGAATGACGCCATTGTCCATTATTTATACCTTATGAATTGTATATCCGTAATGCCCAATAGTTGGGGTACGCCACAGGAAATAGTTAAAATCAAATAAGGTAGATGAGAATTTAGCTTTTTTACGGATTAGTCTACGCACATATTGTCGTGCTTCTTCATAGGTGTTGAAGTCTTTGCGCACTGTGCGCTTACCAAATTTCTTTACGATAAACATTTAGATTCCTTTAGTATGGGATGTCTTGTTCCATATTATCAAAGTTTTTATCCAGCGGGGATAGTACCCACTTTGTGAGCTGGTCAGCTACTTTGATCACTTCTACTACATCAAGTTCCTTCTTGTCAACTTTCAGAAGTGCAATGGCGTTTGAGAGTGAACTCTGTTTGACAATGAGAACCTGTCTATTTGCTCGCTCCTCAGCAGATTCGTACTGAGGTCGATTGCTGGTGTAGTTCTTTGGTGAGGCTGGTTGGTTTGGCATAACGTCTCCGTCTTGTCGTGCTACTTCTGTCCACATCCAGTAGCCTTTTTCATCCTTTTCTGATGTTACAGAATAACACTGTCCTGCTTCAAGTGTTTTAATCTTCTCGAACAGGTCTTTTCCATAGGAGAATGGAAAGAATTGCTTGGCTTCAATCTTGTTCGAAGCAAGGTTTGTATATGTAACGGTTACTTTTGTGTAAGTTTTCCCGCTGTTATTTTTGGTAGGGATATTGTCCTCTACGGACACATTGATGACTTTAATTTCCATCTGGGATCTTTTCCATGTCTTTCATATTAGGCCCTGCTTTAACTTCTACAGGGAATGGGATAATCAGATCATAGTTAAACAATCGTTTGAAGTTAGGTCTGATGTCATTGGCTACATCATACATTAATTTTACGATTTGTTCAACATTATTATTTGGTGCATCGATCGTAATAGAATCATGAATTGTCGATACTAGATCTCCTTTAATGTCAAGTTTTTCCATCCTGTTAAATAAAGATACACGAGCCATACATACGATATCTGCCGCTGTTCCTTGAACAGGATAATTAGTTAGAGTATTCCATGGGATCTTTGGATTTCCTTTCCAGTCCTTCCCCATAGGACAAAACCATGATCGGCCTGTAGGTCCAATGATAGGCTGTCCTGCTACTACGAACTGTGACAGAGATGTATGCCATCTGTCAAGTCCCTTGTATTTTTTGTAGAATTGTGCGTTTACTCCATCCCAATAATCAGGGTCAGTGCTGACGTGCATAAATTCAGGATCATTAGCAAAAGCATATCCAGAGCCCCTAAAAATGGTTCTAAACAGATATTTCTTTGCAATCAGTCTGGAAGGAAGCTTGAATTCTTTTTCATTGGCTGTGTGTACATCTCTCTTGTTTTGAAGTTCATCTATTCCAATAGGATCTCTAGATAGAGAGACAGGAACCCTCCATTCCAAAGCATTAAAGTCTGCTGTGATTAGCATTGTAACTTACCGACCTTTTTAATTTTTTCATATTGTGCAAAATACTTGCTTAGTTCATGGAACATGGTAGGGAAACAGATTTGAACTGTTGCCATGACTTGTTGTACCCCTTGCGTATCCACAAGATCAGATAAATCCTGTAGAGTAAAAGTAAGTTCTTGCTCTAAAGAAATATCAGGAGAATCTCGATATGAGTAAGGCATCGATTTCCTCCGGGAAATTCTGTTGATTGGGTTTGGAGCTGGCGAGTCGTCCTGTAGTTGTCGTTGTTTGGTTGTATTGCCCATAAAGGTATTGTTTTCCCCAATTGTTTTCGTCCTGCATAACAGGAAGTTTACGTAAGTAAGTCCCCACTAACTTGTCAAGGGCTCTGATTTCAAGAATGTCTGCTACGATACCTTCTTTCCCTAGTTTTGTCAGTACCTCTTCTCCTGTAGACCATACGCCCTGTTCTTGCCCTTCTGTGCCTTTAATCGGCGTATACAGCCTAGGAAATATGTGGATATTGGTTACATTCTTAAAACGGACTTTACCTTGTTTTTGGCCTGTTTTCCAAATTCCGTTAGGGACTTTGTGAGTGAATGGAATTTTACCTCCAAAAAGAAGAGCAGATAACTGTTTCGGACTAGCGAAGTTAAATTGCTCAGGTACTTTAGTAGTTTTGAAAAGTTTTTCAAGGAGTTCCTCCTTTCGTTTTATAGCTTTTTCTTCTTCGACAAAAGCTTGTTCTCTGTTGAATCTAAGGCCATTCCATTCCATATTCTGTAAAACAACCAAATCTTGCATAACAAGAGAAATAAGTGTTTTTTGATATGGAGGAGTGTTTAGAATTTGATGTTCATAAACCTTATAAGTTAGTTCACAGTCTTTAAGACAGTACTCAGATAAAATTTCCCAAGGAACTTTATCTGTGTCAATACCTTTTTCCCAATATTCTGTTTTGACTATGTCTAGTTTTCTTTCTCCAAATAGTTCGTAAGCTATTTCATCAAGAGCAGGAAAAGATTTGAGTTGATGGGAGAGGACATATTCTGCTAGTTGACAGTCATAGATTTTCTTTCCTTTCAGATCAATCCCGATCTTTTTAAGCCAATGGTAGTCAAATTTGAAGTTGAACCCAATGATCAAATCTGCTTGATTGACTAGGGACTGGATAAAGAGATACTCATCTGGCTTGACTACGCCTCCCTTTGTTCCATCGTACCAGCCAATACAGACAAGACTATTAGCTGAGTTGAAAGGACTGCCGTCAGAGTGTGTTGTGACTTCTACGTCTAAGACTAGTTTCATAATAGGTATAATGTACTATGTAGAATAAAGAGAATCAAATAGAATTTAAGAGTTCCTGATATGTAAGTCATAGGATTTTTATATGCCCTGATTCAAAAAGCCAACTTATAGTTTTGCGATGGGCTTCTTCCCAAGCAGATCTTCGATCGTCTTTAGATAGTTTATTTCCTTGATCAATGTCGTAATGACACTGGGCACATAAATACGCGATTCGATAGTCGCTGGCGCGAATTCCTTTACCTTTTCCATCACGGAGTTGGTTTGAGTGCGCAGCAACAATAGTATCATTTTTAGGGTTTCCACATCCTGTGCAGTATTCGATTTCATTAGCTAACTCCAATAGTTTCTTATTTCGATAGATTGTTCGCAATGATAAACCCCACATTAGAAACACAATAAGCCATAAAGGCCAATCCAAGGCCGGGATTCCCCCGGCTAAGGTAATCAAATCCAACGTAAAGATAAATTAAACCAACAAAAGCCAATAAGAAATTACTCATGATATATCCACATAGCGCATGATAGAAGGTTCAAACAAGACTTCCATTCTACCATGTCTTAGAGAGGGTTCTGTATCCATATCCCCCATAAGCTTGTTCTTCATGATAGAAAAGTATCGTACTTTACTATAAGAAGGGTCATTAAGTTTTCCAATTCCTAGAATCCAGTCTGCCTCAGCTTGTTTACTGGTTTTTGAGTTGGCTATGTGCCCCATATGGAGCCACTGCACATCCTCAGCTTCCCCAGAGGCTTGGGTGACTCCAATTATAGGGCAATTATATGTTTTTGCCAATTCCCTAGCCCATTGATAAATAGCTCCTAGTCTGAGGTCTTCCCTATCAGACGTAAAACCTTGCACCTTATCCAATTGATCAAAACAAATAAGAGAGGGTTTCAGTTGTTTACATAGATTTTCTACTTCTCTTTTAGAAAAGATACCATCATAGATAAGTAGCTTACCGTGCGTAATCTGATTATACAGTTTTTCATATTTTACAGGATCACTAAGAAGAGTCTCAACCGTTAATCCGAGGGCGGCTTGATAAGTACGGAGCTTTACTTTCTTCTTTTGTTCTTCGTTGTTGAACCAAATAGCTGGCCCAGCTTCTTGGGGAAGGTGCTCTACCATATAGGTAATCTCTGACGCTAGGAAGCCCGTCTTGCCCGCTTCTGGCCTCGCAGTGACGATACCTATATCCCCACCTCTCAGAGAGCCTAGCATTCGATTTAAGGTGTTTAAACGCCATCTTAGTCCAGGCTCCTTTACAGTGTCATTAAGAATTGTTGATAAGTCTTCAGTTGCGAAGTGTTCTTTATTGTCGATCTTTGTTTCAAGCTGTCCTAGAATCTCAGCCATTTTGTGCGTAACATTACGCCCATTAGCTGCTTCATAAGAAACAAGAGATAGTTGTTCATATAGATATTTACGCCTAAGATCCTCAAGAAATATCTCAACAGACTCAGAAGGCTCCAAAGATTGAAGATTCTGGAATAAAAGATCACATCTTTCCTTGGGAAGTTTGGTGATAGCAAGGAAATAGAGGTCATTCAAAGTAGGAGATGTTTCATGTGAAACATAGAAATCATCCAAGATTGACAGTAATTCAGAGGTGTCACCTTGCACCCAGTTACCGTCTATAAGATGTCTGTATGTGTTATAGGTGTCTTTGTTGAGAAAGTGTTTGATCAGAATAATGGTGTTCAACTTGATTCCTTTAGTGGGAAGAAGACATCATAGCCTTTGTCATTATCTGGGTGTTCGATTTCTTCTATGAAAGATGTGTTAAATTTGTATCTTGTGTACTCAAATTTTTGTATGTCTTTGTTCCAGATAGCAGAAGTAGAGTTTCTACATTCTCCTAGATAGTTGGTGTTGTGTTTTAGATCTGAGAGTTTGATACATTTTTCATAGAGATTGGCTTCTCTTGCATTTCGTGGTTTAAAAGTCATAGCTGGCTTTGTCTATATGTTGTTTGATTTCTTCGTAATTATAGTATTTAGGATCTTTTGGGGTTGTTGCTACCCAACAACGTACTCCAAGATTTCTAATCAGTCTGCTTGTTTCGATAGCTTTTTTGTATTTGTCATAGTCTAGCCAGATTATTATATCAGAAAAATCTTTTGCTAGTTGGATCTCATGCTCTTGTTTGAGTGTTGTGCCAAAGAGACAGAATGAAGGGGTTATAGTTGAAATCTTCAAGGCACTGATTAAATCTTCTACTATAACACAAGTTGCACTTGTTTGTTTGAAGATTTTGTATGGTTTTTTACCATGAGTCAGGATTTTAGGTTTTTGGGTTATGGATCTTTCTTGCCAGAAATTGTTTGTAATGATAGATACAAGACGATTTCTTGAAGGGCTCCATTTGAAGAAGTCCAGATTAGGTAGGTTGTATTGATTAAGCCATGCTTTGTATGCTAAAGGCAAATTGTTTGTCAGATCCTTTGGAGGGGGGAGATATTCTTCTTCTGGTTCTGTGGCTTTATGTGTAGGAGGTGTCGAATAAGAACAACCAAAACACCAGGAAGAGCCGTCAGAATAGACGGCTCTGTTGTCCCGACTGTTACATCTTGGGCATGAGGTGTGATGTAAGAATTTAGATTTTAGTAGCATTTATTCGTTAGGAATGTCTTGTAAGGCTATTGGTTGTAAGTCAAATGGATTTACAGCAGCCATATTAGGCTTTGGAGGAGTATAGATAATATAAGAAGTTTTATTCTTATTTGTTTTAGCATTGTTTTGTTGTTGTTGTTTTAATGCTTGATAGTATTGTTTTGCGTTACTATCAGGAGAGTGAGGAGTGAACATGCTTACGATACCCAAGTATTCATGGATAACCGATGTGTCCCAGGTATAAACGTTTGGATCTGTAAATTGTAGTGGGTGAGGATAGAGTTTGTTTTGGTTGTTTACAAGAAAAAGGAAGAAATCTGGTCCGATCCTTTCAATGTAGTCTCTTTCTTTTAAAGGGAGGGAGTTTAGTAATGTTATTGGATCTTGTGTTCTGTAGTTGAAAACTGCTGCGGTTTTTATTAGTAGTGTGTAAAAAGAGATTGATGACGGGTTGTCAGTAAAATCTGGTGGTAGATCTACAATGGCAATTTCCGGATCTTTGGTTGATTGTGTGTTAAAATGTCCAATAGTTCTCCAAGAGCAGTTCTCAATGATGTTTTCGAGGTGCTGTTGTTTTGCTTTGATTGCGAGTTGTTTTCCAACAAGAGGGTAGTTGTTTGGGTTGAGTTGGAATCTGTAGAGTGATTTGTCATAGGTTTTGTTCTCTTTCCAAAAGATAATGTCAGATAGGAAGTCTCTGCATTTTACGAAGTTGTGTAGTGTGGTAAATGTATCTGGGAGAGTTTTTGTTACGAATGCAAATTTTATGTCCAGCTTTTGAGGTTCTTCGTCGTAGGTTTCATTTTGGTATGGATTATGGATATTATACATTTTGGAAGTATTCTTTGTATTTAGTTAGAGTAGTGTTTTCAAGTCCGGGTGCTGTGTTTACTTCAAGAATATAATATTTATTTTGGTGTTGATTGTAGATGATATCTACTGCTCCGAAATCCAAATTTAGTGCTTGGATTGCTTTCATAGCTAGTTCAGATGCAATAGGATTTGGTTGGTTAATGTCATTTCGTGCATAAATCCATCCATTTGCCAAATTTCTGATTTTATAATCTAGGTTGTGATTGAATTTTCTTTTCTTTTGTTGAATATCCAGAACAGCATTTTTTGTAGTATGGAATCTGTATTCGAATGTTTTTTTGATGTATTTGACGTATAGTGGTGCGTCTTGTTCTCCTGTGAATTCAATAATACCTTTTCCACTGTGACCATTGAGGACAGTTCTTGCGAAAACTGTTTTGGGAAGCCATGTTTTTGCTTTTTCTTTGTCTGTTGTCCATTCTGGGATTGGTAAGTCGTGTTCTTGTAATTTTTGAAATGTTCTAAGTTTATTTGAGGCATCTGTGGTTGTTTTATTTAGGGAGATATAATCAGGTGGATTTGAATTTCCCCAGTTAATAACAAGGTGATTTGGTTTGTTTTTGTAGGTACTGTTCTTTAGTTTGATTAGTTTTGCATTTAGTTCTTTTGCCAGTTTTTTGCATGAAGAACTATTGCTTTTGTATGGATATAGGAAGAATTTAGTTGGCGACATGGCGTTTGTATAGTAGTTTTTCTTTGAATGCTTTTGGATCGTTGAACATTTCTAGTGTGCATTTCTCACATAGAAGTTCTTTTCCGTCTGGGGTGAGTGCATATCTATAGACTTCATTTAGATATAGTTTGGTTCTACAACACCCACATCCCCAGCGATGGATGTCGTTGAAGTCTGCTTTCATGATAACGTTACCGTCCCCTAGATCCAGTATTTCAGTGTCGTCATCATTGTTTGGTTGTGGTTTTGGATCAAGCCATGATTTTACTGTTTTGGATTTGATAATGAGGTATTGGTTATTTCCTAGTTTTTCCAGTGATTGCCCTAGTCCTTCGTATAATTCTGTAGTTGATTTTGGTTTGTATTCAGTTGTTGAAGAAAACTTAATTAAGAATCCTTTGGTTGATTTTCCGTAATGAATGTAGATTGGATTTCGTTTCTTTTGTTCGACTTTTGTAGTACGAGTGATTGTGAATAGGTTTGATTTATTGAGTTGATCTTCAATTTTGTGTTCTGGTTCTGACCATGGTTTTGTTGGTGTGTAATTATTATAGCTGTATGAATATGTTGGAGTGTTGAGTTTGTTTGTTTTCATCTCATCTGTTTGTAGATTGATGATATATTCTTTTAGTGTGTCTACTGTTACGATTCGATTTATTTTTTCATTGTTGCGTTCAAGAATCCATTGCATCATTAGAGGCTCTGATACAAAGAAATATGTAGATGCTGTTTCTAGAATGTGAAGTGGTCTTTCATGGTTACGACAAAAATGTAGGGACTTGTCTCGTTTGTCATACCAGATTAATGCATATGCCATATGTACTTTTTTTGATACTTCTTCCATTCCTTCTTCTTCGATGGCATGAGCGAGTGCAGCAGAGTCCACTTCATGGTTTTTCTGGTGTTCAATAAGTCCTGATGTTACTGTACCGTTGTGTAGTAGAACAATGTTTTTTGTTTCAAATGGGTGTGTGTTTTTATCTGATGAACTGCCTTTTGTAGCTGCTCTGTTATGTCCGAAATACCCAATACCTGTTTTCCAGATTTCTTTTCGATGTTCTTCAAATTCTTTGCTGTAATAGAGATGAAAGCTGTTTTGTGCTTTTTTAGAGATTTTTGTGGATAGGTCTTGGTGAATGCTGAACAGTCCTGCTCCGTCAAGTCCTCGTAGATTTCCTGCGATCATGAGTTGAGGTAGAATTTTGTCTACTTCTGTTACAGTTAGAGTCCTGTTTTTGGTTAAGGCTCCCCAAATTCCACACATTTTAGTAGTTTCCTAGATAGTATTTAGCGTTGAATAGAGATTCTTCCAGTTCTTTTGTGAGTTCTGGTAGTTTGTTATATAGGTGTGGAATTGGGATCATGTTTGTTAGGAAATTCAAGATGTCTTCTTGGTCGCTTAGTCGCATTACTTGTGATCTTAGTTGAGATGTTGGGTGGTTTTGTACAGTGTGTTTCAAGGATTGGATTAGTTTGATCCAGGTAAATAGCAGGTTTAGATCTGTTGTTCCGTGGAGAGATCTGAATTCTAGTGTTCCTAGATCTCGAAGTCTGTTCATGCTTAGAGCCCAATATTTGGAGTCTGAGTGATGGATTTGTTTGATGTCTTTTTGAGTGAGTTGAAGAATGTTTAGAGGAATACAATAGCTGTTTCCTTTTCTATGAAGTTCACATAGGGAAAGGAATAATGGCTCTGTCAGGATGTATAGAAGAATTATATTTGAAACTTGTTCTGTGGACAGATCTGTGACATCTAGATGAACGTGAAAGCTACATCTATGTGTGAATTTGAATCCATGTTTTAGTAGTTTGTTGTAGTGATTAATTTCTAGAAGACTAAATTCAAGATTATTATTTTGTAATGGGCCTTTAGTTACGTATTCTGTTCCGTAGTCTTTTAATGAGTTGTCTTCGACTGATACGAAATAAATTCGTGTATGGTTTTCGAATTCGGGTGTGATATTTGCTCCGGTCAACCCCTCTACTTCAAGTTCCCATCCACAAGAGATGTTGGGAAGTAATTTGAATGGTAGAGTTTCTTTGATTTCTTCTTTGAGGTATTTTGTATGTGAAATAGGGGGGGTGTAGTTTTGGATTGGGAATTTGATGTGGTATAGGGCTGCGATGGTAGACATTATAGTATGGTGATTGGGAAGTCTTTTAGAATCTGTTTAATTTGTGGTTGAAACAAGTTGTTTATGACAAAAGTAGATTCTTTTCTCATTCCAATTCTTTTGGTGAGGTAGAAAACGTTGGTCTTGGTTAGCCAAATTTTAGTTGAAATTGGTCCATAGTTTGTGAGTGAGTTTACTAGATCTTCTGTGTTGATGGAGACGGGTTTGTTTAGTCTTGTTGTATACCAATGTGATGTTGTTTTAAATAAAGTTTTTTTGGTTTTTGGATTGTGGGTTAGGGATAAGAAGTCGTGTGTTTGTGGGTTAGCCCCGATTTTGAATGTTTTATTTGGTTTTCTGATGATTAAGGTGTATCCATTGGGATCTTTTTTGTTTTCATAGAACCCATTTTTTATTTCATGATACAGAGGGTCTGTTGTTTGTTGGATAATGTCATTTTCATCATTGATGTAGTATGTGAAGTTGTCAATGCCAGGCAGGATTTTAAAGCAAAATCCTGTTTCAATAGTTTGGTGTTCATTTTTGTATAGAAGAATTGTTTCTTCAAATTTTCGTTTAGCTGATGCTAGGTCGAATTCTTTCATACAAATGTGTTTAGTGTTTTATTGATAAATTCGTAATCAAGAGTGTTGTTTTTGTACGGGGCTTCGAGGGCTGTTGTTGCTGTGTTAATAAAGGATTGAGGAAGTACATAGGTAGTTAGTACAGTTTTTAATAGAGATCGTAGTGTGGCTGGTGTTCGTTTGTTGATTGCTTGGATGTTGGTGTTGTTTAGTAGATATTGTAGGATTAGTTCATCGTCATTTTGTTGTACGAGTGTATGAGTTGTATCAAATACTGTTTTGATGTAGTATGGATGAGTTAGCCAAAAGTTTGATAGGGTCCTGTATTCGATACCGTATGGTTTGAATCGGATTGATCCTGCTCTACCATACATTTGTTTACGCCGTTTGTCTGGGTCTAGATAGGAGAATAGAGCCCCTAGTGTAAGATCCAGGTGTTTTGTTAGTATGATTTTGTCTGTGTTTTCCCCTTCGAATCCAATGTGAATGTGTCCTCCTGCTGCGCGGAGGTTTGAGATATTTGGTTTGGGGTTCCAATCCATATCGTGTACATTGAAATCTGGTTCACATCCAAATACCCAAGCTCGTGGATCTTCCAATTCTTGTTTGGGCATTTTATGGCTGGCTTGGATACTCACATTTAAATTTAGTTTTTTTGCTCGTTCTTGAATGATTTGTAGAGCGTCTGTGTTTGCTTTTAGGAATTCTTGGGCAGATTGACAGGGTGGAATGTTGTATTCAACTGTTACATTGTCTTCTTGAAGAAAAATACCGTCTCGGATTGGAATGGGATGTTCTTTTGTTCCTCCAATTTTTCCGATACTTGACACAGGGGAGTTGTTGTTGTCAACTAGGAAGACTTCAGGATCGGCTCCGATGGTGATCATAGTAGGTACTCTTTGACAAGTTGTGTAGTTAGTTTAGAGAATGGGGAATTTACAGTAGTGTATTCTGGGTGGCCTTGGATACAGAGAGCTTTTGTTTCTGGGATGAATACAATTTCTGCTTCTGGATCAACTGAGAGATATGGGTCTTTGTTTTCATTCCATTTATGTGGGCTTCTTACGTAAGATGATGCTGCTAGTAGTCGCATTTGAGGTGTTGGGCGCATCATTTGATGGTGTGTACTTGTTACTTGGATAAAAGAGTTGTCTTTTTCTAGTTTGATTAGGTGACTGTTTGTGTGTTTGTCTACGTGTTGCCAGAGTTTTCCTCCGGATAGGGCACAGAGTAATTGTGCTCCTCGACAAATACCTAGTTTTGGGGTGTGTGGATTTGCGTTAAAGATTTCTTTTTCCAAACGATCTCTTGGAGATTCATAAATTGCAGTAGTTTTATGTGGTTCTTCTCCGTAGTATCCTGTCCAGATATCTTCTCCTCCCCAGAATACAATCATTTTGTATGATTTATCTGGTTTATAGGATTCTACTTCTGAATCTAGTAGTTGAGAAAGAAAGGCGTTTTCTAGTCTTGATCCTAGAACACTACCGATAGAGTTTGATTGCAGTGTCATATGTCAATTGGCAATAGGAGGATGGGGTATAGGATGGGTTAACTTCTAGGGATGCTTTGATATATTCTTTTAAGGTGATGTCATGTTTATCTTTGTCGAGGTCTATATATCCGAATGGTGTATGCACCATTCCTTTGATTTGTTGACTGAAGTCTTCGTCATGGAATTGTTTTAGTAGTTTGTATTTGTGTGTGAAGAATGCTTTTTGTAATGCGTGTTGGTAAGGATAACCATCATATGGTCCTGTTTTGATTAAGGTTCTGATGATGGAGCTTTCAATAATTAGATTGGCATATGTTTTGTAGGTACCATTAATGATGAAATGTTTTGGATCGATAGTAATGGAGCTGTTGATAAAAGGAAGGTGTTTGAAGTTTTTAAGGGTAAATTCTGGATATTGATTGTTAATTCTCCACGTTAGTGGTTTAGTTAGTAATGTTGGGTTGCATCTTACAAAAACAAAACATGGAATTGAGGTCCACTTATCGTTGTTTAAGTATTCCATAGTTCTTTGATGAGCTGTTCGTAGAGGGGTTTTGAAAGGGGACTGCCTTTGATTAATTTTAGGTGTTTGTATTCTTTTTTGAATCGGCTCCAATTTTTCCATCCAGAACCTACGAATACATCGTATTCATTGTCTTCTAGTGGGTAGATCCAGAAATCAGGAGTGGTAAACATTCTTTATTCCTTTTAGTGCTTCTTGGCAAATGGGACAGGGTTTTGCTGAGACAAAGTTACCGACCTTGTTTGTTCTTAGGATGATAATTGTGTCTAGTAGTTTATGCGCTTTGTTGATACAGTCTATTTCAGCATGAAGATAGATACGATCGGGTTGGTTGACTTTATTTGCAAAATGAGCTTGTGTAGGGTGGCTTTTGGTGTAGTGGTTTACTCCGATAGATATAATAGATCCTTTTGATAGACCGATGGCCAAGACTTTGTGTTTTCCGGACTTCAATTTTTTGGAACCAATGTTCCATAGTCGTTGAAATGATTGCATTATGGTTCATGGATTTTGAATATTTTTGAGGGCTCGTTGTGGTGTCATCTTATCCACCTAGAGATTTTTCTACTGTTTCATCTAAAAAGTCTTCAAAGTCCATGACATTCTTTTTTGAGAATTTTCATTGTTTTTTTATCTAAATAATCAAGATAGATATTGTTGTCGAAGAATTCTTCTATGCCTTGTAGGATTTCATAGATTGGTTGGTTTGAAGTGGATTCCAATTTGTAAGTGTGTCCTTTGACAAATCTGTCTAGTGCTTTGTCTCGTCCTGTGCGTTTACAATAGTTGTCTTTTTCTGAACAAACAGCAAATGAGATTGTATGCTCTGTATAGGAGCCTTTTTTGATTGAGTTGTAGGCGATTGTTACTCCTCCTGTAGAGAGGAGTGTTTTTTGGATACGCCGAAGATGGATGTATTTCATTTTGGTAGGCGTGATATTGGTGTCCATAATTATACATTAATAGTTACGGAGTCAGGGATATAGACAGCGGATTCTAGAAGATTAGTTTTTGTTTCGTTTTTTACGATTTGAATTGCTTGGTGATAGGTGACGTTGTCTTCTTTATGTGTGTCTCCTGTGTCATAGGTTATTAGAAGAGTTCCTGACAGCCAGTTCATTCTTTTGTCCTTTGAACCAAGATGAGTAAGACTTGTGGGTTTGCCACCAAGCTTTGGTTTTTCCATGTTTTGGTTGGGTTTTTGCTGGTCCTTTGGTTCCTTTGCGTTGACGAGCTTCGTGGTGAAGGCGTGCGTTTTTGGAGTTTCTGCTCATGTGCTTTTGATGAGTTTAAAAGAGTGTTTTTGGTAGGTGAAATGTGTGTCTTTGTAGATGATTTTGAATTGGTTGTTGTTGTATGTCCAGCATCCTTGGTCTGGTTTGTAGTTTGGAATTGCCAGGATTGCTTGTTGTCCGTTACCGACTTTGCATTTTGTTGGTAATAGGACTATGTAAAGGCCATCAAATTGTCCAATATATGTCGTAGCATAGCTTGGAGTTGTGAAAATAAGGAGGAGAAGAAGTAGGTGTCGCATGTGTGCTCCTCACAATAGATAAAGAAAGGGGCTAGAAGAATAAGAGTGATAGGAGGAAGTAGATATTTTTCGTAGATGAAAGCGACAGAAGTTAAGATATAAGTGAATGCAAGAGCTGAATAGATTAGCATAGGAATTTCTGGAATTTGTCTTTGAAGGATTTTTTCGGTTCTTCAGATGTTTCTGAGAGATCTGTGTAGTCTGCGGAATTGTTGTAAACTCTTCGTAGGTATTCTTTACCTCCGTCTACTGCAATTAAGCCACATTTACACCATTTGAAATCATGAACTGTGAGGGATTCAATGATGTCTTGACAAGAGTTGCATTGGATTTTGTTGGTGATAATCATTAGAACTCCATTTTTATTCCGATGTGGTAGTTACGCACTGTGTTGATTGTTTGGTATCCAATGTAGGTTTTGAGTAACAGACTCCTGTATTTGGGGAAATTGTGTGCAAGTAGTCCTGTTGCAATTCCTGTCCAGATGAAGTGTGTGTTGACTTGAGCAAGAGTTGGGTGGTTTGGAAGGATTGGGTTTAGTTCAGAAAATTTATGTGGATTTCTTGCAATGTGTCTGGTTTGTGCCCAGTCGATGATGTGTAGAGTAGTTGCAATTCCTGCTAGTTGTTTTTGTTCTTTGGACCATGGAGCTGCTTTGCATGGAATAGTGAAGAATAGAGCGAGGAGAATCATTAGAACAGAGAAAAGCCAAACGATTTTCATGACTGAATTTCTTGTACTAAGCATCGCTATCTCCGATTCCGTGGGCTTCCTCGACGGCGCGGACGAGTTCGGTATGCCACTCAAGGTCAGCATTCGGGCCGAATACTTTGATGATGAGTTTGTCTGCCTGCTCATCGCTCAGCGGCTTGCGTTTCGGCTTGGTCACTGGTAGCGTTGCCGCTGCGCTGATCGTTGCGTCTTTCATCCACTGCGGCCACTGTTTGATGCTTTCTTTTGATGCCTCGATCTGTTGCATGAACCCCGGCTGCAGCTGCGGCGCGGGATGCGGAGCAGTAGCGAGCATCAAGGCCCACACTTCGCAGTCGTTCAGCACTTCCGCTTCATGTCTGTCCGGCTTGCACAGGATACGAATGCGATCGTGGAACACGTTGAGCATTTCCGGCGTCGGCTGCTTCGGCACAACCTGCCAGCCTTCGGGAGTTGGTTGAGGCGCGGGGTGCAGATACACCGGAACGAAATCAGGATGCAGTTGCGTCGGCGCACAGCGAGCCATGAATGGTTGCTTTCCGGCCCAACTCAGATGATTCGACTGCACCCACATCGCAGGCGCATCCGTCATCCCTTTCAGCAGCGAGACGGCCATGCGAATTTCGGTGGTGTTGCCTCCAGTTGCGCTTGCCCAGCGTCCTAGTACTTCTTCGACGATGTACGCGGCATCTGCCAGGTGCTCGTAGGCGTTGCCGAGCCTTTCTACCCGCTCGGCAAGGGCTTTGTAGTCGATGGTCATACTTCCTCTTCTTCGTAATCTTCGCTTTCGTATGGTTCGATCTCTGCGTCACAGACTGGGCAGCGATCGTTACATGTACAGTCCCAAACATCGTCCCATTCGGTTTTGTCGTAAGGGCAGCGATAATGGTTTAAGTAGAGTGGCTTCGTCATTTCGGCTGCTGTGCTCACCGTGCTGCCTCCCCGAACTGCTTGTAAATGAGCGCGTCAAAGTTGTCCCTCGCTGCGTCCCACGCTGCGTCCCACGCTATGTCCCTCACTGCATCCCTCGCTGCGTTCCATGCTGCATCCCTCGCTATGCCCCTCGCTGCGTTCCATGCTGCATCCCATGCTGCGTCCCACGCTGCGGCCCACGCTGCGAAGATCGCTGCATCCCACGCAGCGATTTTCGCTGCGGCGCGAATCGACTCGTCGCCCGTCATCAGATAGTCGAGCACCACGTCAGGCGGATCGTCGTATAGGTGGATGACCGATAGCGCCTGCATCCGCGCGTAGTAGCGCAGCGTCTCGGTGATGTCGGCACGCCAGATGATCCTTCGTCGGCGGCACACGAGCTTGTCGTCCTGTTCCTTGACGATCTCGTCGCATTCGACGCGGCACAGCACAGGGCCAGGCGCGTATTGCAGCGCGTGCCCCGGTCTGCGGCTGGCGTGCAGTCCCGTCTCGCAGATGACGACTGGGCCGGTGTGTTCGAGCCATTCGCCGTCGCGCGGGATTGGCCTGCCGTCGCGCAGGGTGTCGCCGACGAAATGCCATGCTTCGATCATCGTTTCTTTCATGTTGTCAACCCCAAATCGTGTTGTAGATCTGGTTCTGGATGCGTTCGGGGATAGGGGCGTCCTCGAGAATTGCTGCTTCTACTTTAAACAGCAAGGCCCACAACTTGTCCCTGCGCTCGCCCTTGACGCAGTAGCCCATGTTGGGCTTCCACTGCGCCAAGTGACGCCTTATGTCCTCATAGGCCGTGATCAACGAATCTTCCTCGATCTGTTGCGGCGACCTGCATTCAATAGCTTGTTGCATTGAATTCTCCTGTTGGACCTTGCACCATAACCAGGGTCGAGGCCGTTACCGACCATAAGGCCAATATCAACCGAGAGAAGGTAGCAGACTTTAACCGGTCTGCCAGCGGTAACAGCCTACGCTGCTTTCTTCACGAAACGCGCGCGAATGGCAGCGAGCTGCTCCTTCTTCACGTAGCCGTCACGCTGCTCCTTCGGCTTCAGGCTGGGCGGATCTTCGTTCCACCGCTGCTTGAATTCGCTCGTCATCTTTGCGAGTGCGTTTCCGATCTCCACCAGCGAGGCTTCGTTCGCCGCGATCAGACTGACCAGCTTGTCGAAGTCCGGGTCGTCCGTCCTGTCCTGATCGACCATCTTCTGCGCACGGTCTTCGTCCTGTTGCACCCTGCTGCGGAGGAAGGTGCGCATGTTGTCCAGCTTCCAGATCATGCCATCCTGAAAGTTCTTGGCCAGATAGGCATTGCTGAATGCAACTTCAATCTTGACCACATGCTCGACTTGATTCATGACAAACTCCGGTAGTGCAGCGACCACTCGCTGCTGAGGCCGAGGAGGGCACAGCCGGGCGGCGGGTGCCCCGGCCCGTTCGTCGCTCCAACCGGAGCGAACAGCGGGCAGTGTTCAAGGTGAGGCCGAAGAGCACAGCGAACAGGGCGCGAACGGGACGGAACAGGCACCCGACGACAGGCTGTGCTCGACTGCAAGGCCTCAGCGAGTGGTCGTGACACGCCCGGGTTTGGAAGAGGCAAGGCGGGCGTGTGGTCAAGATCTATAGCCATGTAGTGGTGTTTATTTGGTCAAGAATAGTGAAGGAGATGGATATCGGGCGTAGACAACAGTGATGGACGGAGATATGCTCAGCCTGATCGAGGGAGGAGGGCCTAGTGAGGGAGGTGAGCTTGATACGTCGAGCGTACCATGAAGGTGCAAGGAAGGTAGTAGAAGAGGGAAGGTAAGTATCTGAGTCAACATGCAGTATAATTCATGTCAAAATGAGGGGGTAGGGGGGAAAAACAGGAGTCTTCTGCAGATAGTAACCACACTTTCCGACGATTTGTATAGTTTTTTAAAACAGACGTCTCAAAAACACCCTCTAAAACCTGTCTACAGCCTCTACACGACGTTTTATTCTAGAGTAGGTATCTCCGAGAAATAAAGCCTTACAAGCTGTTTGAAGGATGGATTTTTTAACAAGAGGTTCCCCTGGCACCAACTGCTGCTGAACAAGCAGCTATCGGGTGCCCTGTCGCCAAGGGCGACCTTGGGTTTAACAGCATGTTCTAAAAACAGTTAAAATACGTAAAGAATTGTAAAATTATGTAAAAAAGCTTGACAAGCTTTTTAAAAAGGTTTATAATACTCTTTATAAGAGGAAAACAAACTAAAAACTGTTTTTCAAGTTTTTAAACGGTTTTCAGTAGATTATTTTTCGTGTTAGCTGAGAAAAATAATCAGGAGTCATAAATTTTTTTATGTATACAGACAATAACAGACTTTCAAACAACAGAAAAAAGAAACGAGCGTTAACAGACACCAAAAAGCACTGGGGAGATGCTCAGAAGCTTGAGGCAGTCAAATGCTGGCTGTTGACAGGCAACCTGATGTCCGTAGCTGCTGCTTTGGGTATTCCCTATGTCACCTTGAAGCACTGGAGATATTCGAAATGGTGGGCTCAGGCTGTCATGGACCTGAAGTCCGAAAACAACATGAAACTGACAGCCCGGCTGAGGGAGATTGCTGGGAAAAGTCTGGATCTGATGCAGGACAGATTGAATGAAGGTGACTGGATTATCAACTCTAAAACAGGCAAGCTTGTCAGAAAACCAGTTGGAGCCAGGGATCTTAATGTTATCACCAACACAATGCTGTCCAACGTAGATAAGCTTGAAGGTGCTCCTGAACGGGAGGCAGACAATAAAAAGGCTCTTGATCAACTCACGATCCTGGCCCAAAAATTTGAAGAGTTTGCCAAGAAGAAAAAACCAGTTCAAGTCACAGATGTAATCTTTATTCCAGAAAACAAGGAGAACGGTCATTCCATTCATGAAGAACGGACGGCGTGATTATACCGCCGAGAAGCGTTGGGAGGCCACTAAGGCTACTGGACGGCCTGCTGACCGTGCTCAACGTATGCGTGCACGCAGGAAAGCAGAGAAAGAAGGTCTTGTCTCCAAGAATGACGGTAAGCATGTTGATCATGTCAATGGACTGAAAGCAGGTAACGGACGTAAAAATCTAAGAGCTGTTTCAGCCAAAACCAACCTTCGTAAAGAAGCAAAAAGGAAACAGCGAGGTTAAGCTACAGTAGCTCAGTTGGTAGAGCTGCTCATTTGTAACGAGCTGGTCGTGGGTTCGAATCCTGCCTGTAGCTCCATAGGAGGTTGTATGTATGCTCTTGTTATCGCCGGATTTCTAGCTGGCGCTGGATATTCCTCAGAGATTCTTACTGTTCTACAGACGGAACAGGAATGTAAATCCGCCGTAGAAGAACTGAATAAAGTTAAATGGAACAAGACTGTTCTATCAGTAGGCTATGCTTGTATCAAGCTTAACGAAAATCAGCCTATGTAGTTTATTATTGTTTGTCTTACCACAAGAGAGACTAGAGTTGAACACCAAAGACATTATTCTCAAGGTTATAGATATAGAAGGTGGGTACGTCAATGATCCACGAGATCCTGGTGGAGAGACCAAATATGGTATTTCCAAAAGAAGCTATCCAAAAGAAGATATCAAAAACCTCACCAAAGAACGGGCGTATGAAATCTACCTGAATGATTATTGGAACAAAGTCCAGGCCGACAAGTTCAAATTCCCACTTAATCTCATGGTGTTCGACTTCGCTGTCAATTCAGGACCTTCCAGAGCCATCAAAACGCTCCAGATGGTCGTAAAAGTAACTCAGGATGGTATATTAGGCCCCATGACTTTAAAGGCCGTAGAAGCCCAGGATTTCGAAGAACTGTGTGCAAACTACATGACTGCAAGAGAGTTCTTCCTGTTGAGCTTGGACAAACCACACTATATCA